CATCACCTTGTTGGCCCAAAATGTATTGTATCCATCGCTACAATCAAATTCGTAAAGAAACGTTTTCTTTTTCGGAATACAATAAACCATCAAATAAAATTTATTTACCCCAGCCAATTTACAATAATGCCAGCCTTGATTTTTATACCCCATAAACTCTATCAACGCCGGAATATCTTTGCTATCGGTTATCTTCAAATCAATTACTGCGTGACCAGGTAAAAGGAAATCCAATCTGCCGGTCGTTGGCATTTCAAAGACATTGTATTGAACCGTCGCCGTATAGCTGATCTGCTTTTGAAAATGTTGTATAAGTGTACCGAACTTTTCTTTTACATTAAACGCAATGTCTTTACAGTATGGATAAATCGGATTAGCCATATTTGCTTTATGCGGCTCCGTTAATATAGCGTCAACCATACTGCCTACTCGCATTTTGTCGGTTACTGTAATGTCGGATTTAATGCCGTTTTTTGCGTGCTTTAAAAATGAATGGCTAAAGCCTGGTAATTTTAAATATTCCTCAAACTCTAGATTGTCGTAGCGTTGTATGTTGGTGTAGGTGATGTTCACGGGTATTTCAAATATGTTGTTGATTTTGTTTTATCGCCGAGCTCTTTCTCTCTATTACGCTTTTGTTCTTGCAACATATCGTCGATTTCTTTTTGGGCATCTAAAAGAGAGTTGTGTGTGCTCAAGTCGTCATAATATGAAAGCACAGTTAAGCCTAAGAGCCAACCAAAAAAGGGAATTAACATTATGCGCATTTTCATTTCAATGTCAAAATCGTTCCACTGACTCTTTGCCTGAGCCACAAACGTCTTTTCGCCATTGTTCTTCTCGATAATTTTTATTCGGGTTTTCATGCTTAATTATTAAAAGGTCTAATATCTTCTTTGAAATAACATAATTTACGGGATACTACCTGTCCAGAATTTAACTTAAACTGAACATATTTGCCCTTTATATCAATAACCTCAACCGTGTCTATCTCTAGGCGATCAAAAGGGTTCTCTACATCCCATTGGTATGAGTGCAAATACGTGTCGCCTATTTTTATAGTTTTTTCGTTCTCTTGCGAGTCTCTGCACGATATAAACGCAAGTAGAATTACAATGTAAGTTATTTTCATTTCTAATTTATTTTTTTAGCACCCTTATCAGCCAAATCTTTAACTTTGATTTGCTTATGGTTAACTTGTAGGGTCACATGATTAAGAAGTAACCTGCTATTTCAGGTTTTACTTTCAAACTTAACCACTTGCTGAGAACTCATTTGTGTTGTAGGAAATAATATCCTCTTATTATTCATTCCTTTCTCAAGGGAACAACACATCTAGGATTTCTCCGTTAAGTCTTACATTTATGCCTGTAAGGGCGGACGTTACTTAACACCCCATAAATTCAGGATTAGTATCTTTATGTAAATTCCGTATTATAGGTTGATACTGTGCTCAATTCTATTCCACCCTTTACTGGAATCTCCTACTAACTTGCATAGACGCAATACCTATTTCTTTTACATCAGGATCAATGTTTAGCCTGTAATATGGCACCTCGGCTCAAAGTTGTAAAGTTTATTTTTCTCTATCTCGTAATACTTTTAAAATTTGACTTTAACTAGTATTTCAAATCTAATTTTTTACTCCAGAGTTACCACCTTAAAGTGTTATGAGCCTTGGTATGTTATTTCAAAGAACTGTTTTTGTAAAGTAAGCATAAAGGATAGTCGACTATGTTGTGCCCCTTATGCCATAACTGAATCAACATCTCCCTCCTTTCGTTGGTATATTTATCAGTCCGCCTCACTACCACAACTTTGGCGGTTTTATAGGTTAAAATGGGAGCGAATCTTCCTCTACTCCTGTTGTGGGAGCTTGCGCTCCATCACTCACATTCGTTTCCGTATGCGATCCAATCTTTTCAATTTTCCAAACCTCTGTAGTCCCAAAATACTGAACCTTTCCTTCTTTATTTGTCCACTCTCTACCACGAAGGTTATAGTAAACCTTTATTTCGTCTCCAATTTTAAACCCATCCAATAAATCACACTTCGCCTGAGTTAATTGCATTGGCAAATGTTGTGGATATTGCTCTCCGGTTGTTAACACAAATTCTCTTTTTGAAAACTTCTCGGAAACAACCTGTGTTTCTCCGATTACCTTTATTGTTCCTTGTACGTCTGACATTTTTTTATTAATTAGTTAAGATATTTTTTTCATTGTCCAAATTTACGATGTATTCTTTAATCTGCAAGTTGGCAACCTCTATTTCGTCATCAAATTTACGGATAGCGGATTCTTTTTCTTGTTGCAGCTTGGTTAGCTTACCTTTTAAGGATTTGGCGTCAGCTATACCAAAAGACTCTTCTTCTTTTACCATCAACTCTTCTGCCTGCGCTTTTTCACGCTCTTCATAAACCGATAGTTGATATTTTAATTTGTCAGCTTCCTCCAGAGAGATGTCCAAAGCTGATTTCAACTCAACGCTTTCATCTACCAAATGATTACAGTCTTTTTTCAGGGCAGTGTTTTCAGCCTTTAAGTTATCAATTTTTGTGGCTGTTAAAGACTTCTCCTTAATCAACTTTTCTATTTCTGCCTTTAACTTTTCGTAAGACGTTTTTGGTGTTTTCTTTTTTTGCGCTCGTTTTCTTAGCGTTTGGCTTGTAATTGGCTGTCTCTTTTTCATGTTGTTTTTATTTATTTTATAATTTATCAATTGTTTTAAATACAATACCGGTATAGCTAAACTCTTCGTCCATTGTTTTGATCTTGCACAGATAAGTTTTCATTTGGCCGATATTAAAGGAATCGAATTTGTTAACTTTCAACATTGGTCTTATCGCCGCAATATTAGCAACAAAAGCGGTCATTACAATAACACTATTCTCCAATGTTTCTTCCATGTCTATTTTGTATTCGGATTTCAACTTTCTAATACCCGAATCGACAACCGGCGTAACAGCAACAGAGGCTAATTGGGCAGCAATTTCGGCGTTCTGTTTCTCCTCGGCAGCCTTCTTATCCGCCAACTCTTTTTCTATCCTATCGTTTTCCAAAGCCTGCACTTTATTGTTTAGGGCTATTTCGTAGTCGGAGAATTTATGGCGCAATAAACGCTCGTATTCTTTTAAAAAAGATGTAGGGTCGTTGGTTATCAGCTCATCGCATAGTGCTTTAAATTCAATATTACTAATGTGCTCGAACGATCTTATGGGAGCAAGTATGGTAAAATGAGCTAAAGTGGCTTTAGACAACTGTTGGGTAATGTATTGTTCGAGCCCCTCTGTTGTTATGTTACCGTCTCCTAGCGCAAAAGTGTATTTAGCACCAACAGCATCTAATATGCTTTTGTTAAACACTGCTATTTTATCTGCTTTGTATTTTGCCAAATATTCCCTGCATGCTTTAACATTATCAGCTTTTAACTTATCCTGTTTTTTCACTTCCTCGTCCGCCTTTTTAATAGCAATGATTGTTTTTTCGTAAGCAGCGACAGGAGCAGAGCCGGATTCTTCGGAAAGCATTAACCGGTCTTTGATAATTTCCAATTTGCTGGTTACTGTCATTCGTTCCGTTTTTATTTCCACAAACTTTCGCTTTACATCCTTCAACTTTTGTTCTGCTAGTGGAATGTCGGTTATGGTTGTTGGCAATACGGCAATATCGTTTAAAGCCGACTGCGCCATCGCCTGTAATTTTAAATCCAGATTGTGCGTTGCTTCGCCTAAATCAGCCCAAGATTTGCGCTTTTTTTGTACAACGTCATTGTTTGTGCTGGCGGGGGTTGTTGTTAGTTGTGTTTCCATAAATTAAAGTTTTTCTCTAATTGATTTTATATTTATTGTGAGGGCTTGCGTTATTCTTTTTGGTAATAACTTAAAAGCTTCAGGAAACTCTTTTTCAACGGCATTATAGGTTTTTAAATTATAAAGAGCGATTTCGATTTCACTCCTTAAACTATTTCGCTCAACATTCTTTTTATCCTTCTCGTGTTTTATCTGCAATATAGCTTTGGCTGTTTCAACATCTGGCGATAATTGGTATTTATTGTACGGTAAATCGCTATTAACATAGTAAGACTCAAAATTAAATCCGTTCCCCACAAACTGAAAACTACTACGCGTATTAAAGTAGCCTTTATTATTTTTAAAGCATGCCAAAACAGACTTTGGTATCTGTTTCAGGACGTATTTGTGGACACAATCTTTCAGTTTTTTATCTAAAACGTCTATTTCCATTTTTTTCTTTTCAGTCATCCTTGTGGCGACCTCTTGGGCGATTTCTTTTGTTATTCTAGTCATGTTGTTTTTAATAATTGTTAATTAACATATGTATAATATCGTGTTTATGCTTTAATTGTCCTGTTAGCCTTTCTCCAAACGAATGAGCTATTTTAAACTTTAATATCTCTTCAAAAGAAACATAATTGCCTTTTTCGCTTATTTTTAATGTTGGGAAATCTTCATTTACGGAAGTTAAAATATCTATAAGTGTTTCATCCAAAAGGAAGGCGGGCACATCTTGCGCTTTTTCTGTCCACTTATAAGTAACCCTTTCGTAATCTTCATCATCATATCCCCCATCGTTACCTCTATTGTATTTAACCATCCCTTCTATTGGAATAAATTTAGATCCGTAAGGCATAAAAATATCAATATCTTGAGGCTCACGACGAATTTTAAAGCCTTGTTTGTGTAAAGCTAAAGAGCCAGAAAGTATTCCTTCGGGATTAGCCTCCAGTATTTCGTTTGCGATTTGACTAAGTTTTGTTGTGTCCATTACAAATCCTCCACATTAGGCATTTCTACCGTATTCGCCGTTGGCTCATTCGTTTTGCTCTCAATTACCTCGGCGTATTCAGTTTCCTGTTTTTTATTTTCCTGTATGTCTGGCATTACCTCTTTAGTCTGCGCCGTCACAATCCTTTCCGACAAACGCGAAGCCATATTGGTTCCCCTTTTCTTTAATGCAGTAGAAACCACCTTGCTACGTGCAAATTCAGGATCTACACCTCCGTTGAAGCTAGTGTATAGCGGATTAGCATAATTTAACTTTTCTATATTCGCATCGTTTTTCCCGCGAGCATTTTTAAGGTGAGAATATTTACGCAGCCGGTCAAAATCAGACTGGTCTATCTCCACCATTTCCCACCTTGGTGACGGTACGGATGGTAGTAGTATCTTAACCGATACACTAACAACTTTTCCTGATCCATCCTTTTTTACAACCGGACGTTCGTGATCCAAGATAGTTCCACACTGATAAGCAATACTTAATTTTCCATCTGCTGTAGGTTTTATTTCCAAAGCTGTTTTGTAAATATCTCTTCCATTGGCATCTTTCCCTGTTTTTACAGACACGGGAGTCAAGTAAACCAATCCTGCGTTCGGGTCCAAAGAAAGATTATTCTTTAAGGAATATTTAACAGCATGAATAACCGTTTCTTGAATACACTCTGCAATGAAAGGCTTTGCTATCATGTGCATGGAAAGGAACTCTAACTCCTGAATAGCTATTGCTGCCGCATCATCTTTTTGCGGAACATTAATCCTGATTATTGCCTCTAAAGTTGACTGCTGCTGCTTTAAAAGAGTGATTGTTGTGTTTTCTGTTGACATGTATAAATTATTTTTTAGTTAGCACTTATCAATTGTTTTTCTTTCTCCATCACCTTTTCATAGGTTATTAATGGAAAGGTTTGTTCTTGAACGGGGCGGAAGGAGGAAGCTAGCCAGTAATAATCAAGCTTCACCCACCCTTCACGACCGAACATTTTGTGACACGTGCCACATTGAATAATAGACGCCAAAGGGTTTGTCTCTCTAACTAAGCTTGATTTATTTTTGCTGAGCGATATGAACCAGCACCCACAAAGATCTTGTTTTATATCGGCAACGACATCTATTGTCCCTTTTGGCATATTGTTTCCAGTAATATACACAACCTTTTGACCGATGTAAAATGGTGCAATATTTTGTTTTTCCATAATTATTTTTTAAGTTTAAATGCTCCAGCCCAAAAACCTTCGTTTATAGGGTACTCTTTCAATAAAATATCGCCGTTTTTATCAACATCTGTAATGGTACACACTTCTTTATATGCCGGACCGCTGATAGCGACATTATTATTATCTGTCCATACCGCATCTTTCAAAGTGCATTCTACCTGCTGACCAACTGCGAACCCCTTTTTCTGTTTAGTCCTTTTTGATAAAACTCCCTTCTCAATTAAAATATCCATCTCGTGAACGAAGAAATTGCCAGAGGTTAATTTTTTGTAGAATCCTTGCCTTGTTATATTGAGCCAAGATGAAGCCTTAACAATGCTTATCTTGTTCTTTTTAAGTCCTTCTTTTATTAGTATACTGTAATCCATATCCGCTTTATTATTATCTGAGGCAAACCTACGCATTATTTATTTACCGTAAACAATAATTTACAATAAAAGTTATTAACAATTGACTGTTGAAAAAGATTTTGTAAAAAATAGTTTACACATTGAAACTTTGTGTAAGTTTGTCTCGTTAGAATAAGCAAAACAATTTAAAACCGCACAATTATGAAAAAAGAATTTCAAATATCTAAAAAAGGTGTCACCAAGGGTAAGATAACCGTTCTTTCAAAAGAAGGGGAGACCTTTAATAAGAAAACGAAAATAAAAAAGTACTTAGATTTAGGGTATAAGGTTTACGATATGAATGACAAAGAGATAACTAAATAATAAATATCATGAAAAAAATAACGGTCATAATAGCTATTCTTATATCAAATATACTTTTAGCTCAAACAGTAACATATACATCGACAGGTACATTCACAGTATCAGGTACGGCAACGGCAACAATAGAATGTTGGGGCGCAGGCGGAGGTGGCGGCTACTCAACAGTGTCGGGCGGAGGAGCTGGCGGAGGTAGCGGTGGGACTTACTCCAAGTCGGTTATTACCTTAGCAGCCGGAATAACATATACTATAGTTGTAGGTGCCGGAGGGACAGGCGGGCAGCAAGCTGCTTGTGTTGCAACTTCGTTAGCAGTTAATGGCGGGGCCTCTTTATTCAAATCACCATCAACTACATTAGTAATGGCGACTGGCGGGCAAGCAGGAACCTCTTCTACATCAGCAATCTTTGCAGCAGCAGGTGTTTCTTCTACCGCTTCAAATATAGGAACTACATTCTTTAATGGTGGCAGTGGATTTACACCAACCGCCTCAAGAGCGGGTAGTGGTGGTGGTGGTGCCGGAAGCGGAGGGAATGGAGGGAATGGTCTTTCTACCGGAGGCGGTACTGGCGGTATTATAGGAACTGGCGGTGGTGCGGGAGGCAATGGTGGAAACGGTAACACTTTTGGGTCAGCTGGTAGTGGAATTGTAATAGGTGGCGGAGGGGCTGGAGGTTATTGGAATGGTGGACAATGTAGGGGTGGTGGTAGTGGAGCAAACGGTCAAGTTAAAATAACCTATGTATTACAGCCGCCATTACCAATAGAGCTATTAAGTTTTGATGCAGTACACAACAATGGCAGTGTTAATGTAATCTGGTCAACGGCCTCCGAAATAAACAACAACTATTTTACGATTGAGCGATCAACTGATGGTGTTGATTTTAATACAGTAAGTCAAATTGGTTCTAAAGCTGTAAATGGAAATAGTGTAGTGAAACTTGCTTATACATTCAATGATGACAATATTAAACCAGGAATTTACTATTATAGATTGAAACAAACTGATTATGATGGTAAAAACGAAACGTTCAACGTGGTTAGTGTCGCTATTTTAGACACAAAAGAACCATCAGTTATTAAAATCATAAACATGTTTGGACAGGATGCCCAAACTACAGATAAAGGTATCTTAATTTATTTTTATGATAATGGGACTAGTAAAAAGTATTTTAATAATTAAAAATAAACAACCATGAACAACGCACAACTTCAATCCATCGAAAACTGGTGGAACAAAAAAGGATCGTTTAATATGGCGCATTTTGAAAGGGTGCTTGCTGCCAAGGAAAAGTATGAAACTAACCCCGATAATTGTTATATGGATGTTTTAAAGAAAAGGATTACGCGGCCCAAACAAAAACCTCGCTATATCATACAATATGGGAGAGGTGGACGCGGGACGACTACTTATGTGCCTATATTACTAATTGCTTTGTTACTTAGCTCCTGCCGCACCCTTGACACTTATCATTGTCAGGAAAAACCAGACGGAACAATGCGAACCATTAAAGATGATGGATCAAATGAGTTAAACGCGTTTTGGATCAAAGCACATTACCCTAAAAGGCTCAATTGGTTCCTGATGCAAAAAGAAAAAGTGTATTTGCCGGCCGGAACTAATTGCATAATAAAGGATACTTTTTACACACACAAAAACAGATATCATATATTGACCACTGTTAATAACGGAGATACATTAATTACTTATTTTTTATTGAAATGATCGCACAACAAACAGCATGGTGCATTTTGGAGCCAAACGGGAAAACGTTAAGGATTTCCACAATTCGGAAAGAGAGAAAGTGTTGTATCGAATACTTTATTGACAACTATACCTGCGGATGGGAAAAATTACGCAAAAAATATGGGTACAAATGTATTAAAATAACGATAAGTAGATAATAATAAACTAACATGGAAAAACTATTTGTTTCTTACGAGATTGCTTTGCAATTAAAAGAAAAAGGATTTAATGAGCCGTGTTTAGCTTCCTACGAAAAATCAAATAATAAAATAGAATTTAATATTGTCAATAGCCCTTTTCAGGTAAAGACAGATGATATTTGGCTTACCCCATTATACCAACAAGTAATTGATTGGTTCAGAGAAAAACACAGAATAATTATTTCCGTAAATCACAAAACAATCGTAAAGCATTCATCTTTTCCAGTTGTTAAATTTATGGGAACGGTAAACGTGGTGAATAAAGAACTAAAAACATTTAACACGTCTGAATTGCCGGATTATTACTTAGCCCTCACCAAAGCAATAATAGAAGCATTAAAATTAATTTAACCTTTACTAACATGAACCACCATCAAGAATTTTACGCAAAAATGGCAAAGAAAAACACGCCCCATTTCGACCGGTCAACAACCTATAATGGATCAACTGAAGACCCGCAAGACCATGCTGAATTTTACAAAGATACCCCATACGATTATTTGCCGGCGGTACAAGTCTTGTCCGTAATTCTGTTAGCTGTAATAGCTTTGTTGTCTGCAAAATATAACAGTTGGAGACCTTCGTGGGAAGAACATAATTGGGCGGTCCTTAAATACTACTCCCTTGCATTCGCTTTCTTTTGGAGTGCAATCTTAGCGGTAAAATGTTTCCTGTTCACCGCTAAAAAATGGTGGAGTAAGATATTGAGAATAGTCGGAATGATAAGTTTTTCTACACTTTTCATCGTTTTGGGAGTTTGTTTTTGTATGTCAATAATTTTTAAATTAGCAAATTGAAACACGGGAGCACATTGGCTGAAGCCAAACAGAAGTACTTCTACCACAAAAAGGAATACAGAAAGTGGAAGAAAATAATTGATACATTTGTGGAGCCGACAAAAGAGCAAGTGTTGATTGATAAGTTGACGCCTGTAAATGAGCCGTTTATCTTGTGCACAAATGATGAAGCGGTGCTAATATCTTATAAAGAGTGGCAGGATGGGAGAAAGTAAGAATGCAACCTTAAACGATACGAAGGAAAATATAAATGCCGCTTTATTGCAAGCGTTTATAGATATTTCTTCTGATAATATAAAGACTGGAATATATGCTAAGGGCAGGAAACGGAAAGGGTCGGAAACTTTTAATATCACAACGCACCATTTAGTCGCAAAACCCACTAACGGTATGTTTAAGGGTTACCAGCAAATAATTAGTATAGATAAATTAATAGACAAAATATGACCGAACTAACCAATGAACAACAACAGGCGATGCGCTTCATGGGCTTCCTTGCCGGATTGTTTTCTAAAGCTTGTCTTGAAGCCGGTGGCTGTGAAGTAGATTTTAGGATCAACGGGGAACATATAAATGACATACGAAAGCTGTATCCTGTTGACATCCATCAAAGAATTAAACTAGCTGTCGCAGAGGAAAGATATGAAGATGCGGCAAAGCTGCATAAGTTACTACCATAAACAAAAATTTTGTTTTATACAAATCTTTTTTAGTATATTTGCCGTAATGGAAACTAACGACGGAACAAAAGGCGGAATATTAGACGGTAAAAAGCACAGCGAAGGTGGAATTGCGGCCATCGTTGTTGATACCAAAAAGCCTGTCGAGCTAGAGTCTGGAGAAGCTATTATCACATCAAAGGCCGTAGAAAAGCATCACGAATTACTTTCCGAAATAAATCAAGATGGGGGCGGCGTTCCCATCTTAGATCCAAATAAACAAACCTTCCATGATGGCGGCACCATCCCCGCAAATTGGGATTCACTTGTAAACATGTCCGCTTCCGAACTTCAAAAGTTTTACGATTCGGAAGAAGGTAAAGAGGCTGGATTAAGCTCTGAGGAAGCAAAAGAACAAGGCATTAAATCAGGAAGAGAATCGGCGAGGTGGACCATCAAAATGAAATCAACCCCTAAAAGCGGTTGGACTGCGGAAATGCAGGAGTGGGCCAAAAGGCAGGTGTCATTCATTAGCAGAATGAAAGGTGTTGACGGACCACTTTATGATGAAAAGGGAAACAAAACCAGGAAACATTTAGCTTTACTCATCTGGGGTCATAATCCTAAAAAAATGAGTGAAGGTGGTAATATAAATACACAAACAATAAACAAAATGGAACCAATAAAAGTAGGCACAACAATAATTAACAATGAAGCGTCAAATGATGAAAAGACGTGGATAATAAACGACATTAAAAACGGGGAACTTATTTTATCTCATAGCCCTAAATTTGTTAATCCGAAAGACAATCTGATATTACCTTTTGCTAACTTTTTAGTGCTTTTTAATGATCGCATAATTAGTCTCCCCTCCATTAAAGAGCTTAATTTGGAAAACTTTGAAGCAGAGAAAATGCTGGTTGAATTATCTATTAAAAAACTAGAATTGGATCAAGAAATAGCGGATTTAAACCGACGCGTTGAGGACGCACTAGAAGAAACAAAAAGAGCAAGAGAGGAGTTGATGGGGCTAGCGGACGCAGAAGAAATGGGCGAAGGCGGAACGGTATTGGCCACACCTCGATTATTTAAACCTTACATAAACAAAAGCAATTACAATAAACGCGTAATTTTAATACGAAATAGAGGCAATGATTATCTTGCGTTTTTCATCGATGGAGGAGGAGAAAATTATCATATAGCTGTTTATGATTCTGAAATGGTAAAAAAGGCTATAAGCGAAGGAAAATGGGAGTTAGCAAAATTCCATTCAGGCTCAATGCGTGAGGGTTCTTTAATTAAAATAGCGGAAATTGCTAACGAAATAGTTAACGAAAATACAAGTATTGATGACCGCTTAAAAGATTCTTATTTAGGTGTTAAATCAAAAAAAGAAGTTGAAGAGTTTGTTGAAATAATGAAAAGCGATAAAAAAGAATTTGGTGATGGCGGCACCATTGAATCTGCTAAAGATAAATTTAATGAAATAATGGAGACGTGGAAATTTGGCGGATTAAAAGACCCCAAGAATCCAAAATTTATAATATCGTTCCCATCTGGATATAATGATGCTATAAAAGTTGCTACAAATGAAGCTAAATTAATTGATAAAAATTTTGTTGCTCCTAAATTTTACTCTTATGAAAAAGGCGGCACCATTCCTAACAACTATGCCGGTAAAACGGCGGAGGTAGTTTGGGGGTCTTTTAACAAAAAGCAAAGAAAACATTTCTTATCTGATCACAAATTATCACAATTTTCGTTGGCCCACAATGCAAAGTATGAATTTTTGGCGTCCGAAATAAAAAACGCTTTGGATGAACATATTAAAGAAGGGCAGTATGGGGAGGGTGGGAATGTCCCTACGGAAGCTGATACAACAACAGAAGATAAACAAAGCACCATATCTATTTTAAGATCTTTGGTGCCAACTTTAAAAGGCAAAGAAAAGAAAGCGTGTCAAGAGAAGATTAAGGAGTTGGAGAAGGAATAATTACTATATTTGTGCATGATAACCAATAAAACCATACGAGATGTCATTTCAGGAATTAGCAAAGTTGCAAAAGGGGCAGCTATCGAAGCAGCGTCCAGTCACCTTAAAAGAGTTCAAGGCACAAGTGCGTTGGCTAAAGGAAGCAAGCAACACGAACAAGAAGAAATAGAATTATTAAAAAGTTATATTACAGATAAAAAGTTGTGGGCTTCTCCAAGTGTAGGTGAAATAATATCTAAGCCTAGCGCAGCTCAAGGGATGGAGCAAAAGGTTTACCTGAAAGATGAAAACACTGTAATTAAATTAAATGATGCGATTTGTTATTTATCTTGGGAAGACTATCTCTATAGCCTATTGTTGCATAATTTTTTCTTCCCCATTACCGCTTATGAATTAATAGGCTTCACAGAAACAGAAAACAAATTATATTCTATTGTAGAGCAACCATTAATAAAAGCTACAAGTATAACAGATATAGCAAAAGTAAAAGCGTTTATGTTGGAAAACGGATTTACAAACATAAGAAATAATGATTACCGTAATCCTGAATTAGGGATAATATTAGAAGACCTACATGATGAAAATGTGCTAACAAAAGATGACACTTTATATTTCATAGATACCATATTTTTTATTGACAAACCAAAAACATACAACCAAGGAGGAACCGTAATGCCAATAATCAAAAAATCAGAACAAACCATCGAGCAGATGGAAAAAGAAATAGCGGCAGCTAAAAAAAATCCGCTATTGCCGGAAAACCTGAAGAAAAAGTATGTTGAGTTGATGGAGGGGAGGATTAAGGAGAAAAAAGCAACATCAAAGGAAGAAAGTCTTATAGACGAAAGAGGCGAAAAGTATTCGGCCAATTCCATCCAAATAAAGGGCAAGAAAGCGTATTATGCTGGAATGCCAATAGATGACGTCACTTACAATCAAAAAAACAAATTAAGTTGGTATACAGTATCGGCAATAGGCGTTGGTAACATGAAATTAGGGGAGATTGTTTTAAGTAAAGAAAATTTTAAAAAACTTGCAGAGATTGTTAATCCGCGAATTATTACTATTGAAAAACTCGCCACCGGCGGAACTCTGTCCTCTCCTAAAGGCACTGATAAAATAAAAAAGGTGATGAAGGAATTTAAAAAGGGGGAGTTAAAAACTTCATCTGGACAAAAAGTGAAAAACCCAAAACAAGCCGTTGCTATAGCTCTATCGGAACAACGCGCAGAAGAAAAAACAGGCAAAGGCGTTAAGGCGTTAGCGGCAGGCATATCGAAAGAAAATAAAGAGTTGATCGAAAGGGAGAAGGCGAAAATAGCTAAAAGAAAAAAACTAAAATAAACAAAATATGTCAAAATCAAAATACGCTTACGAAGACCTGCTGGTAGAGCATAGCCTTGCCGCCACCGATCTTACACCAGAAGCCCAGCTCGGCATTCAGCAAATTAAAGAAATAGAAAAAGCTATTGTCCTTCAAGAAAAGAAAGCAGTGAAGAATGGTAAAAAATACACCCCTTCTGCTTCTACTGAAAATAAGATAAAAGCCTTTGACAGGTGGATAGTTAGAGAGATTTTAGATTACATGGAGGATAAGAATAGTAACGCTTCAGCACCTCCGGCCGCCGCCGCTACTATCATTGCGGACATAAAAAAAGATGAACCGGCAGCGCCGTCCAAAACAGTTGAACCAGCCTCGCCACCTGTAAAAGTTGAACCGCCTGCAAAAGTTGATGAGCCTGCGAAAACGGACGACCCGAAAGGAGTTGAAATAGATAAAGAGCTTTTGTCTATGTTCAGAGCTGGCAAAATCGAAGTTGACCTGGCCGAATTAAAAACTTTGGCTCCTGTTGCTTATTCTGTTATCTTTGAAACCTATGAGAAGGATGGAGATAATGGTATTGCTACCACACATTTCCTTTTAAAAGAAACTAATCAAAAATTCATTTTAACTAAAAAATAAAACCATGTCAATCACATCATTCAATACTCCCGCTTTACCTGGAGGAGAAAAAAGTAATACAGGTCTAGTGGTTGCCGCATTAATTGTAGCAACAGCTGGACTTTATTATTTCTTAGTCTATAAACCCGAACAAGACGCTAAAAAAGCGGCAGAGAAAAAGTAATTCCAACCGACAGCCAAACCCCGTAAGGTTTATCTGTAAAACAAGCCGCTTACGTTCACGTAGGCGGCTTTGGTGTCTTAAATAACTACAACATGAACATCGACGTATTTAGTATCTGTTACAATGAAGCGTTCTTACTGCCCCACTTCATAAAGCATTATCAATCTATGGGGGCCAACATCACCATTTTCGATAACCGGTCTATCGACAATTCCCGTGAAATAATAAATGCTGCTGGATGCACGCTGATCGATTATAATTCACAAGATGAAATACGGGATGATTTGTATCTTAAAATAAAAAACAGCTGTTGGAAGAAAAGCAAAGCGGACTGGGTGTGCGTAGTTGACATTGATGAATTTTTAGAGTTGCCGGTAAACGCCGACTTAAAAAATACATCCATCGTAAAAACGAAAGGCTACGATATGATTGGTCCGCCACCTTCGCGTTTGGGCGTTCCTAACTCAATGTATAGCAAACTTTGTTTTTTTAGACCCAATCAAATCCAAGAAATAAATTATTTGCCAGGTTGCCATACCGCAAATCCTATTGGTAATATTATTTACAGTCCATTCACCGTTCCATTACTACATTATAAGTACATTTCTCCCGACTATGTTTACAGCCGGCATAAGATGTATGAAAAAAGACTGAGCAAAATAAACAAGACATACCAATGGGGTGTAGAGTATGTTGATGTCCAAAGGAAGACGATAAATGACAAATTTAAAGGGTTGGACAAGAACGCTATAATTGTGCCCAATACAGGAGTCGAACCTGTAAAATCTACTTTCTAAGAGTAGCGCGTTTACCAATTTCGCCAATTGGGCATTTGCGGAAAGCAGAAGACCCGACCTCCAATCAGTTTTTTACGCCGATACCTAGTTTTCAAGACTAGTCGCCACTCCAATGTAGCTGCTTTACTTTCCAAACGGAAGACTGAATATTCGAAATCCATCCCTTTTTACAGGACAACTCGCTTAGCAGGCGGTTACAGAGCCTTTCTGTTTAATCTTCCGTATGTGGGGTGTAAAGGAATCGAACCTCTATTAGCGGTGTTACAGACCGAATGCTTACCTGTTAGCAATGAACAACCCATTTAGTGCAGCAATTGGGAATCGAACCCAAAGCGTCAGGATTTTAAGTCCTGTGTGTTTACCAGTTTCACCATTGCTGCAAATAAAAAAAGCCTCCCAATTAAATTCGAGAGGCTTTTTTGTATCTATTTCAGTATAATCAATAGAATGCCTCTTGTTTACTCAACGAATAACTTAAAGACAGGCTATATGATTTTTGTGTTTTCATGGTACAAATGTAAAAATAAATTTGGATATATAAAACAATTATTCATATATTTGTCGAAATATTTAAAACAATACTATTTTCAATGAAACTAATTACAAATATAGGCACGAGAACAAACGCAACAAAATGGTGTGTTGGGATTGCCATGTTTGAGAAATTTAAAATAACGGGGTGAAGTAAATTTATAAAAATATAAATTGTAAGCCTCGACCAAAAATCGGGGTTTTTTATTTTATACGCATCTTGGGCTAATGGTAGCCAATCGGTCTCCAAAACCGAAGGACTTTGTTCGATTCAAAGAGGGTGTGCTTAAGCTTGGATAGTTTAACGGGAAAAACAGTTGCCTTGTAAGCATCAATTTTCGGGTCAGTTCCGAATCTAAGCTCAAAATTGCGTGGTGGTGTAACGGTAGCACGGGGGCCTCATAAGCCTCAGATAAGAGTTCGATTCTCTTCTCCGCAACAATATTGGAGTATAGCTCAATGGTGGAGCAGCGACCTGATACGTCGAAGGCTAAAGGTTCAAGTCCTTTTATTCCAACTTAAAAAATGAAAATGAAAAACAGATTAAGTGAGGAGACCGACGAAATGTTCGGTTCTTCTAAATGGTCAGGATAGCAAACTTTCACTTTGCAGATACGGGTTCGATGCCCGTACCGAATACGATAATAAGCAGATAACGCATAGTTGGTGGTGCGCCAGTCTTCCAAACTGGAATAGAGCGAGTTCGATTCTCGCTATCTGCTCACAAGTACATAAACTCAAATGGATTGAGATTTGTCTGCAAAACAAAAGTAGAAAGTTCGATTCTTTCTGTGTACTCTATGTTCCTTTAGCTTAATTGGTAAAGCACTTTCCTCATAAGAAAGGGGATAAAGGTTCGACCCCTTTAGGGTACACATTATGGGCGCGATGACAACGGCAGTCCAACTGATTTGCAATCAGATTGTATGGGTTCGATTCCCACGCTGTCCACTTTATTTCGCAATATCTCAATGGTAGAGTGATTGGTTTACATCCAGTTTACGGTGGTTCGATTCCATCTTGCGAAACATGAATGCTACAAGGAAAATAAAACGAAAACCTGCTTTTTCTCATAAGAGAAAGAGAAGATAAAGTTTTGTCCTTGTAGCTCAATGGTAGAGCTTCCGGCTTTTAACCGGAAGACAACAGTTCGATTCTGTTCAGGGACACAAATAAACTCTGTGTCGTACAATGGATAGTACAGTTGTCTTCTAAACAATAAATAAAAGTTCGATTCTTTTCACAGAGACAAAAAAATAGTTATATTTGCACCATGAAAACAATAAATTTTAATTTCGATTTTGATAATAGAACCTAACAAGGCTCATGGAATGATATTGTCAAAACCCTTGAGCTAAAAGCTTGAGGGTTTTTTGTTTTACGGGGTTACAGCATATTGGCGCATGACGCTTCCCTGTCACGGAAGAGATTACGGATTCGATTTCCGTTAACCCCGCAAATATAGTTCAATTGATTTAAAAAACATTTTTTTATTTGAACCTTTATTTATATATTTGCAGTATGAATAAAGGACTTGGAGCAAAAATATTGAAATTAAGAAAGGGGGGACTTTCTTATAACAAAATTTCGGGGAAATTAAAATGTTCCAAAGGAACTGTAGCCTTTCATTGTGGGACAGGACAAAAAGATAAAAGTAATGCTAGGGCATTTAAAAGGGTTAACAAGAAAAAGGAATGTGATAAAAATCATAGACTATATTTAATAGAACTTTCTTTAAGATATAAAAGACTATGTGGCTGTAAAGAGTGCGGAAATAAAAATCCATTTGTTTTACAATTCGACCACAAGGATAATAGTGGTAAAATATCAAGTGTAGCAGCATTAATTGCAGATAGAAATTCTATTGAATCAGTAAAAACAGAAATAAGAAAATGTGAAATTTTATGCGCTAATTGCCATGCAATTAAAACTGTTATCCAATTAGGGTACTATAAAGAGTATATAAAAAAGTTCTTGTAGTACAACGGTAGTACGACTGACTGTTAATCAGCTAATAATGGTTCGATTCCATTCGAGAACGCAAAAGCGGAAGTAGCAAAGATGGTCTATGCAGCGGACTGAAAATCCGAAGATAGTGGCTCGGTACCACTCTTTCGCACAAATATTAAGTGTTTCATACACGATTCGAACGTGTAATATTTGGTTCGTAGCCAAATGGTTTGTCCCTTAGCCTAATGAAACATAAGGGTGTTACCACCAATGCTAAGGACGCTACCTTGCATAGGCGGACATTTTCTTCATATAAATTCTATCATACTCTTGCTCTTCTGATTTGTCAATTATCAAAGGCAGACAGTAATCTCTACTCAACGGCTTACCTTTAATGCAATATGCCTGATGGCCCAATCGAATAGTCTTAAAATGATCATAGTCTTTTGGAATATCTACTCCCTTTTCCCAGGGCTTGTTTCCGCTCGTATTGCCAAGCCAAATTTCATTCTTTGATAATTGCCAATCACATGAAGTATGCTTGTGTGCATCCTTTGCAAAGTTATTATTGTTTATCCACTCGAATTCATCATAGACAGAAGCACTGGTGGTAACAGCACCTACCAAAAAGGCGGGGCTTTGTACCTCTTCTGACAGTTGTAGCGTTAATTGGTTATTCATCTTTCTAAGTTTATTATGTGATTAAAATCCCGCCCTTCTGGTAGCTGCACCACGTTATCGGGAATCGAACCCTGTTCACTCGCTTCACAGGCGAATACATTACCAATATGCTAATAACACAGTTTTCGGGGGTGGATTCGAACCAAACCGTCTTTGTGTTCAAAGCACAAAATCCTGCCGCTAGACGACCCGAAAGTAAAACACGAGAGGCGTATTTCCTATATGTTACTACCGCAGGGCTTGGCCCCGCAGATTGGACTCGAACCAATGTCTCCTCTCTCGTCTTGCGAGTGGGATTTGAACCCACGTACTCCTCATTCCAAGTGAGGTTAGATAAACCAGACTCCTATACCGCAAGATATAAAAACTAAAAACCCCGAACAAATCAATGTCGGGGTTAGTTTCCTTACTTATATGTTTAAATACCCTAAACACAATAACCCCATTTATCGCTTTTCGGGCGACGTTGCTGCGGTTGTTGATGTAGAGTTATTGTTTTCATGATGCAAATATACACCTAATTTTATTAATTACAAATTTATTTTTTTATAAAATAAAAAACCCCGAAGATTGCTCTCCAGGGTTTAAAATACTTACGTATCACTGCACATGTCGGAACCGAACGATATGTAAATATTATTTCTTTTTGTTTTGCGATTCCCATTTTTCCAACTTTTCAAGTATCTCGTCTAACTTGGAAAGGATCGCGGCATTACAATGATTAGGCTTATGAAATCCTTTTTCGTCACAAGTTTCTTTTCTGTATTCATTGTAAATTTCTTGTTTAACAGGTCTTTTTGCCATTGCTAGTTAGTTAACCTTGATTAGCAGTTTGTGCTGTACCGGCTAAATTTCCGGTTCCAAATTGTACAGTCTTTGAGCTGAATTTTTGATTTTGCTCTACTGAGTTGATCATTTGTTTCAAGGAAGCAATCTCTTGGTTTTGCAAAGCAAATTGATAGCCGCTTTTATCATGATACTTAGATAAACGAGTTTCATCCAACTCATCTTTAATAGCATCATATTTATTTTTAGCTAATTCATCAAGGATCTTTTGAGTGTTTTTAAATCCTTCAGTTTTAAGTTCACAGAATTTTTCTGCATTAGACATTTCAAACGCACGCAACTGATTTTTTAGGTCAATAGCTTCACGATCAATACGGTCAAGAACTCTGTCAGTTTTGTCTCCGATGATAGATGTTAACACTTGACGATTTTCAAGAATGCGATTTTGCAAGTCACGCTCCACAGAATTTAGGTGAATAGTGTTTCGGTGAGCAATGTCATTATCATTTTTAATAACATTACATTCCGCTTCGTGGATGCTTTTGTTTACTGCACAAAATTCTGTGCCTTGCACAAGACTTTGGTTGTGTATTGTTTCTCTAAGATCAGATTCTGCTTTAGCAATATCTCTGCGAAGATCACAAATACCATACGCTGCTACGCCTGTTAAGGCATCATTACTTGAGGAATAGGCCCCAACGTAACCTGTTGATGAATTTACTGTTTCCATATTTTTTTATGTTTTTATTGGTTAATATGGAACAAATGTAAAATGGAGGTAATTACAAAACTAGGTATATAATATAACTATCGTCATTGGATGTAACTATAGTAATGTATCGTATTTCTTGTAATTTTTGTATTTGCAGCGCAAATCAATTTTTATTTTCTAATTTTGTTCTACAATCACCTATTAAATAGATAGATGCAGAAATTAACACACGTTATATCTCAATTCAGGGTTGATGAGGAAACAAAGAAGACAAATGAAGAGATGGCCGAGAAAAGCGACAGAAAGCCGCACGATTTAAATAGGATAATATTAAGCAAAGTGGCTAAATCATATAGAGAACAGCCTATTGTGAATGGGAAACAGACAATAACTTTTACGCTAATTTATTCAAGCCATCCCCAATCAACAACCGGCGATAAGTAGTCATTGCAATGGGTGCAGCCTTACTTCCTAAAAACCAGAATCCGGTCATCCTCCTGATCGGTGGGCGGGTAAAACGCTATTGCAGTATATGGAATGCCTAACGAGTCGAAATGCGGCTTAAACCCTGGCATAATGTCTTCTACTACTAATATTCCTCCAGGCACCATATAAGGCCAAACTCTGCGTACAAATTCGAGTTGAGAATTTACATCATGCGGTCCATCGTCGATGGCGATATGTAATTGAGGAAGATCAACGGGGCCTGTATAAAAATCAGATATAATTACTTTGGCACGATTTAATTCTACCGCGCCTTCGTAGGTTTGTACGTCGTAGCCTACGATGTTTGCATTCACAAAATATTCCTCAAATAATTTTAGGGAACCGTTCTTGTAGCAGCCCACTTCGAGCACAGATATTGGTTCGTTTTTCCATTTAGAAAACATTTCGCTATAAGTTTGCAAAAAATTGTGGTGCGTTTGCTTGTCCGTAGGATAATACGAGTACCCCTTGCTCAAAAATAATTCTTTAATGTCCATGTTTTTTATTTTAAATTTAAAGATAATCCCATATATATCCGCCTGATGTTTTATTGCATTTAAGTAGCGCCATAGAAATTCCCGTACGTATTATACCCGTTTGCATGGAGGCTTCCGAAACGCTTTTAAATATATTTACTACAACCCCATTTTTATCTTTTTGCACTATAGTCTTTTTCCTAGGCGGCTTGGACTTTTTTGGGGTGATGTTTCTACGTAATTCTGTCGCGGCTCTAGTTGCTACTCTTTTTGCGATTGTTTCATTAGATTGTTTTTTCCTAAAATTATGATTCTTTTCTCCTTTATGCGCTTCAGACAACTTTCTTTTATGTTCTTCTGAAAGGACTTTTCCTTTATTCCATGCAGGATTTAACTTTCTATATTCGGACATTTTTCTTCTTGTCTCCTCTGGAAGTTTTTTTCCAAAATTTGGACTTTTATCCCCTTTTAGCGATTCTGACAAATGCTTCTTATGTTCTTCAGAAAATATTCTTCCCTTTTGAGATTCCGAAATTTTTCGCCTCGTTTCTTCTGTTATGATTGGTCTACTTTTTTGCGCTTCCGACATTTTTTTTCTTTGTTCTTCACTGCGTTTTCTTCCACGCAATTTTTTTAATGCTTCTTCCGGAAGGCCTTTCCCAAACCAATGGTTTTTTTCTCCTTTGTGCGTCTCCGATAGTTTTTTTCTTGTTTCTTCAGTTGGCTTATGCCCCAAATGAGATAGCCTTAAATTTTCTTTGTGTTGTTCTGAAAAAACAATCCCTTTTCTACTTTCAGACATTTTCTTTTTGCTTTCTTCTGAAAATATTCGACCTTTCTGAGCCTCACTCATTTTTTTTAAGTGGCTCTCAGAAAATCTGTTATTATCACGATGCCAGTAATTTTTTGTTCCTTTCTTTGATTCACTAATTTTTTTACGCGTTTCTTCAGATTGATTCTTTTTTGCATTACTTATTTTTTTTCGAGTTTCTTCCGAAGCTATTCCGTTAGAACCTCCGCCACGTAAATTTAAGCCATTTTTAGAATTAAATGTTTGAAAAGTGTTTATGTAATCAATTTCAAGTTTATCTAACTCTTCAGGGTTGCAAATATGAATGATTTCAATTTTATGTTTATCGACCCCGTGTTTTTTCAAAGAGTGATATAACTTGGTTTGCCCTTCACAAGCAAGTCTTTCATAGTACATCTTTCTAACTCTGAAATCTCTAGATTGTCCTATATAAATTTTACCAGTCGGAGACGTTATTTTGTAGATGCCACAGATTTTTGTTTTTTTCCTGATATTAAATAAGTCGCCACCTACGACAACGTGCTTTAACCCTACTCCATAGGAGAGAATATCATTGTTTTCAGTGGCAGTGTTATTTAATATTTTCATGAGTAAAGTTAAAGCGCTACAAATATACTTATTTAATTTTTATTTGTATCCATTCCTCGGGTAATAAATCTCTTGTGGTTTTGCTGGCATCCCCAAACCATGTCCCAGGTGCAACGACGATCTTATCAGTATTAGCATTTAACCACGCCCCCCACCACGAGAAGCTCGAATTTGCTATTATATTGTGCGTGCACTGCGTCATCAAAAACAAATCTTCAATATTCGAGTTGCCCTCTATAAATAAAAAATGCTCCCCCTTTAAATTATCGCGGCACCACTCAATATCATCCGAAAACACAACAATCTTATCAATTGTCGTCCTTCTTTTCATTTCCTCAATCGCATCATTGTAATATTCTAAATGACAAACTTCATGAAAATGGTTCCCGATATAATCCCCTCTCCTAACATGTACAGAACAGCTGTTTTCCGGCAATTTGTATCTTTCGTTTATCCTGTTTTTTATCTCATCACTAAACTGAAACAAGTCTCTTATCTTCCCCTCACAGTGTTCAAAATATTTATATGACTGAAAAAAGCCGAACAGCTTAACGTCTTCGATGAAGGGCAATTCTTCGTAGTGCCACCCTTTTTCACCATAGTTTACTTTAACGTCTCCAACACACGGTTTCTCCTTAATATTAAAACAACCAGAATATTCCCATGACGGTATTTCGTAATCCACGTTATATTTTGCTGAGTACCCAACGGAAGTAGCTAACTGGAATAAATTATTGCCGAGGCGGCCTATAAAGTCTGCTGTTACCATTTTGTTTTATTTATTTATCTCCCAATTTTCATGTAGCCCAACTGGGAAATCGTAAGTCAGGTGATGAGTTTTAGATAATTCTTCTCTTATTTTATTTCGCCTGTTTTCATAATCTTCAACGTTAGAGTGGAATTGTATTTGAATATTTTCCAATTTGGTTTGCAACCCATGTTCTATAATGTAATCCAGTAAATCATATTCGGCACCTTCTATATTCATTTTTAAAAGGTTTATCTTTTTAAATTCAGCGATCACATCTAATGTGTCTATTATTACAACCTTATTCTCTCCTTTATTTAAAACAGAAGTGGACATTCCTATCACACCTATGCTCAATGTTTTATTTTCTGTACCGAGTCCGAAATTGAATACAGATACATTGCTTTGGTCATTAAATTTATCTTTTATGTTATCGTAAAATTCTTTTACCGGTTCAAATACATATATTTTACAGCCATATTTTGAATGTATATTATACGCCCATGTGCCATCAAAACCCCCTACATCAAAAACAACAGAGTCCTTAGTTAAGAGGTAATCGTATCTTAATTCTTCTGACCATTCCATTTTTTAAAGTATTATTGCTGGATCATAAACTAAATTTTCATCTCCGATGCGATCAAAATACACGGCCAATCCTCCTGTAGCACCTTTAGCATGTTTTTCGATTAAATGGTAGTTTTTTGATGCCGGCCAATCGGTGAAATATTTGTCCAGTTTTTTTCTGACCCACCCTTCACCGGTATATCCGAAGTAATCATTTATTCCTGTATAGGGGATGCCTGTATTTATTAAAACTTTAGCCAACAGCTTTTCCGTTGCGCAGGTTAAATCATAGCTTTCGTCGCATATATCCAGTTGGTCCACCATACTATCGGAGAAGTCCGAACAGAATTTTAACATCGAATCCTGATCGCCGAAAAAGCACGTGTCTTCCACCCAGTCGAAAACTTCCCCTGTTATAATATGTTTGGAATGGTTTACGTAAAGGGTGTTAGGCGAAGCGGGCCGCTGCAAATCACAAACGTTCAACCATCCGATGTCGGGACGGCACCTCAGCATAATATCGTACGTAAAATTATTTTTATTCGCGTACTCTACAGCTGCTTCGGCGCATTTTTTTAGCTTAAAATATTGGTCGCTATTGTGTAAGTTGAGATTTTTGTCCCACTTATCCCTGCCTAACTTCTTGTACTGACCATCAATTTTATCGTAATTGCTTTTATAAAGTTCCTCAACCTCCTTATTGTAGTTGTCATCCGTAAATATAAGGCTCTTCACGTTTTTAGGGAATGCAGCATTGACAATTTCTTCAGTTTCATTTCCGCAATCCGGCTCCATAGAGTTTTTGTTCAGATATAGAAACACGTCCGCGGAATTAGGCTCTATTACGTTTTTGTATAAGCTCGGTGCTGTTAGCCATAACTGTCGGCACTGGCCGGTCATTAATAATGCTATTTTCATGTTTTATTATTAGTTGATAATTTATTACCAGCTGCGGCAAAACCTTCAATGTGTTTTTTTATTAATTCATACCTGCAATTGTAATTTTTACAATTAGCGAATGCTATTTCAAACACGGATATAGCGTCCGTCTTTGAGTAGCCCATTTTTAAGTATATTTCAATAGCTTTTAGGTCAGCTTCGTATTCTCTTTTAATTTGTTCTTTCACACTCCTTTTATTTTAAAATTTTCACTGAGCACAATATACCCAAAAATCCTTTCAAGCGCGTGAATATTTCCACCATTACTACTTGCCGGTAATTCTTCCACTAATTTAAGGATATCTACTGATTCAAAAACTTTTTTAAATATTTCTGATCTAACAAAAAAACAGGTGCCGCCAATGAAACCGAAGGAGTTTGTTTCATAATTGTTTAAATTTAGCAAATCAACATATTTTTTGCATTCCGGAATTGGATCCCCGTGATCGCGGCCAGGGAATCTATGCCATTCTTCGACACCTACCATCCCCACTGTTTCATCTAAAAACGATTGCTCCACTAAAGGATATTTTTCAGGAGTTACGATGCTCCATAAAAGGTTTCGTAATTCCGCTGTTTCCGCAACTTTTTCTGGTTTTTCCGTTAGCGGCTTTCCCTTGCTGTGAAGAAATACGATTAGTTGTTCATCTTGTCCGTACTTACACCAGTAATCAAACATCCTGAGTTGGCCACCTATATCCATTCCCTGATTAGGAGATATTCTCACCACAGCTTCAGGGAAATGCTCGTGTACGTTTATATCAGATGTAAACCCATCCACAAGATTCACGTACAGATTATATTCAAACGGTACAGATTCTAGCCTTTCAACTATTTCGCGCCAGAGGTGTCGGTAAAATACGTGAAGAAAAATTGCATGTCTCATCCTAGTGCTTCTATAATATCTTTTGGATACATTCTTTTATTCACAGGGATTTCAATCGTAGGTGCAATAGATTGATGTACCCACCAGTCCTCAAACGAGCTGTCAGCAGACGTGTCATTTTGTAGTGGAACCAACACATCCGCACACAAAAGCACATACCCTGCGTCTGTTAGTATTCTACGTTGCTCATCCCTGTATTGTCCACTATGGATATAGTGATCATGCTCAATTGTAATAATTCCGAATATGTATTTATCAAAGGGAATCAATTTTAATACGGAAGTACTTAACGCATCAATATCTAAAGAAAGGTAATCAATCGCTTTCGGAGCATTACTTTCTTCCAACAATCTCAAATAATCAATTTTGGTAGCATCATCATTAAGATGTTTGCAACTTCTTACTTTGTAGCTATCGTTATGCTGCGGATCCATTTCGATACATATCCCGCGCCATCCTAAACTTTCAAAAGCATAAGTATTATTTGTAGAAACAGCGTCACAAGACCCTATATCGAGATAATATCCATCTCTTTTAAAATTTAATAACTTAGCGACAAATTTGTCTTGGCACGCTTGGCTTTGATACGGTAGATTCATATTTATAGTTTTATATTTTTAGGATCCTGCCACTCCGGACCGATGTTGTATTTTTCTAATAATTCCGCTGCGTAAACCTGTTTGAAGTAGAGCACCGATCCATGTCTAGTAACGAGCAGATTGTATATTTGCTCTTCATTAAGATTATTTATGTCTGCATACCACTGAATATGCTTCACGGTATAAGGTTCGGGCGAACGGTGACTCCTGTAAAAAAATGAATTATCAAGAAAGGTCTCCGGAACCTCGCTCCCTGAAGCGCGCCACATTCTATCTAAATTATTACAACGATCCTTGGAATACACAGCAAATGTTGTGTCTACGGGTATATCATAGAAACCGTGATGATTTTGGTGGCCCCAATTATTACCCTCTGCTTCACGATAGCGACGAGCGTATTCATTATCGGGAAGATCAGAAATCCGTATGGATAACCCTGATTTAATTATACCCTCACTGCGCTCAATATCTGCAATTAATACTTCGCAAAAATCTCTTGGAACACCCTCAAAAACCAAATCACAATCAGTTACGGCGTAATAATTTTCTCCTGGGGCGTACTTTTCTGGCAATCCCATTTCCCAACAAAATCTATTATATGTTGAAAGTTTCGCGCCTTCAGTAGAAACCACCCTATAAGGACACTCATTGTACCAAGAAAGCAATGGAGGGTACGTGGAGCAATTGTCAACGATTATCGGTTCGTGACCACACGAAACAAAAAACTCTGCCATGTTGCGAGTATGCTCCAAAATATTCCAGGTCATTATAAATATTTTCATATAGTTTATTTTTTAAAATATCATTGTTAATTTTTCTTGGCGGATTCTGGCACGAGTTTCCGACATTCTTCTTCGTGCTTCATCGGAATGTTTTTTACCAAAGAACGGGTTTTTTTCTCCTTTATGCGCTTCTAACATTTTTTGTTTTGTTTCATCGGAATGTCTTTTTCCAAAAAAAGGGTGTTTCTCTCCTTTTTTAGATTCCGACAATTTTCTTTTTGTTTCTTCTGAAAGGGACTTGCCAAACATGTAACTTTTTTCACCTTTGGTTGATTCCGACATTTTCCGTTTAGTTTCTTCGGAAAGGCGCTTGCCTTTGTTCGCTTTGGATAATTTTCTTTTTGTTTCTTCTGAACGAGGTTTTCCAAACAGAGGGCTTTTTTCTCCTTTTAGCGCTTCTGATAGCTTTAGCTTTGTTTCTTCTGTGTGTTTTTTGCCTTTTTGGGATAAAGACATTTTTCGTTTCGATTCTTCTGAATGTTTTTTGCCCATGTTTGACTCAGAAATCTTTTTCTTTACCTCTTCAGAACGCGGCTTACCAAATCCATAGTTTTTATCTCCTTTATTTACCTCCGACATTTTCTTTATTGTTTCCTCGGAGGCTTTACCCTTATTACCACCCCCATCCCTCAAATTTAATCCATGCTCAGTATTAAATGTCTGAAACAAATCCACATAGTGTTTTTCTAGTTTGTTTAACTCTTCGATATTATAAACAGGTATAGTGTGTATGATTTCAAATTTATGGTTTTCAACGCCGTGTTTTAAAAACGAGTTATATAATTTTGTTTGACCTTTACAATGAAGAGTCCTATAATATCTGAATCTTTTATTATGTATATCTACGCTTTGCCCAACATAAATTTTCCCCGTTGGAGAAGTTATTTTGTAGATACCGCATATCTTCTCTTTTTTCATAAGCTCAAATAATGATTTAGAGTTTGCTCAATTTGCTGGTTTTTGCGATTAAACAACTCTGCCGGTGTTTGCTGCCAATTCGACCCGCCCCGCCCGTGAAGCAGAAAATCTTCGCAAATCTGCATACAGTCTCCTTCGTAATACCTATCCCGCGCTTCAACGGGCAGCACCGCCATGTTTTCGTGCTCTTCGCACACATTTACCATCGAAAGACCTTTAATTTTCAGGTCAGGATGGTTTTGGATATAGTGGTGCCAATTTCCACCGCTATCGCAATCATAATTATCTATTTTCGTTCCTATAAAATCCACCTGATCCCTATCTTTTAACGTAGGATGTATTATCATTATGCCTGGATGGAAATATTTTATGCTAGGTCCGCGTCCCTGCATAACCGAAATCACATCGTATTCAGGGTATAATTTCATTTCCCGTATCAAAAACATGTCATGGTCCAAGATAATAACAATGTTATTGTGGTCAATTATGTTTCTCCACGCCCAATTTATTGCAGTCTGGTGACTTCGACCTGCACCGGCATTATGATTTACTCCTTCAGGAAAATAATGCGGTATTCCTAATTGTTCTGCTTTAGCCTGTATAGCCTCCTTTTCGTTTAGCTTATCGAAAGAGTTGTTGATACAGTGAATTTGATGTTCTTCTTTCAAGAACTTCTTGAACGTAATATATTGCCACTCCAAAAATTGAGCGCTGTTAAACGCGAAGGTGTAGATATTTATCATAAGCAAGAAAGCAAAGTATTTATTCTATTTAAATACGTATGTTTCTCTTTCACAAAAGTAATCAAATCTACAAGTTCTTGTTCATACGTAGGCGATTTCATCTTTTCCTGCATTAATCCAAAAAGGTCATATTCGTTTTCGGAATATACAAGTTTTCCTTCAAATAGTTCGTTAACCCTTGCGCTGTTCGTTATTCCGAATTGGTTATATGAAATGTTTTTGAAAATCCTGCAAGGTATATATCCATGGCGTTTTTGCCATGAACCTACTATCGCTGGCGATAGGTAAGACTCAGCAACAACTCTTCGATTATCCTCTATTGACAAGTTGTTTGCGTGTTTAAACTCTATTCCGTTTTCATTGCAGGCACGAATAAAGCCGGATAGCTCTGGATTATTACCAAAAATCCCGTCGCCCATGCTGCCAACCCAATATGATTTATTAACCCGTTCTTGGTATATATCGGGATTAATCTCGTGGGGAAGCAGATCCGTGGACCAAGGCATATACAGTATTTTTCCTGGTTTATCGTAATAAATACAAGGTTCGATTAACTTTGCATCTTCATAGTTCAACACATCATCCGTATACACCTGCAATTTCAAGTAGTTTACATCTTCAGCGTTAATTTTGCTCCACATCTGCTCATCATAGCAATTATGTAAAATGTACGAACAACCTTTAATGATAGGCATTTTACTACACGCCTGCCCTTCGGTTAAAAACAGCGCATCAGAAAAATCAAAACTGGACACATCGGTAGAATCATCAAACCAACACGTATCGTAACCTAGGCTCTTAAATGCTCTGAAGAAGGCTTGATGGATATACGAATGCGTATGGCTGTGCAGCGGATGACCCCAAATAATTATTTTTTTATATTTCATATATTTTTATTTTAACTTCTTAGTTCCTGGTGATTTTTATCTAACAGCAATATTACACATTCATAATTTAGGTTCTTATCTTCCCATTTTTGCTTAATATGTTCGCACCCCTCTGGATAATGATATGACGGTGTTAGTATTTTAGCTGGCTGGTTATCTATCAAGTAGCGATTTAAAACTGATTCATCGTGCCACAAAATTGAAACATCATTAAGCTTATCCGTGTTAATCATTTTAACCGCAGTATCTATAAATTTCCAAAATTCTTTATTTGAAAGCCCCCAGAAACCGCCACCATAGTACACGGTTCCTTCATTCGGCCCAACGCAAGATGTAGAGTTAGGATTGGTTTCGTAACTCCCCCGCTCACCAACAAACCCACAATGCTGGACAGCAGTTATATCACTTATTATATCTCCAGCATCGATAGGCTTTTTAATTAAGGTGTCAACGTCAATATAAAAATGATAATCGGCATTAGACAGCTGCTTGCGAAACCTTTGGAAGAAATGGTATCTATGTAAAGTTGTGTATGGAAACACATTGTGCTCTACTTCAAAAAACTTTACCTTATCAAAATATGTCGTATTTGATAATATTTTTTTAGACTCTTCTATTTTGTCTGTAAAAATATTGTATGTTACTTCTTCGCCTTTTAAAAAATAATCATTTGCAGAATCTAACAAACCCTTTAAAAAACAGGTGTACTTATTTGTCGCTATTATCAATAAATTTATTTTCATTCTTGGGATTTTGATGTTTTTTTGTCATGGATTCTATAATACAACAAGTAATCTGGTAAAATCACAAATTTATGAGCGCCGCTTTGATAACTTCTTTTCCACATATTAAAGTCGTCAACAGGTATTTCTGCCGGATTAAGTTTTTCGCAAGTCTCCCAAAAATTTCTTGAATAACACACGGCAGGGTGAGCTATTATGTTGTGCCCCTTATTTGCCTCAAGGTCGGGGTTTAATCCACTCATTTGCATGTCTTTTATAATATTGCCATTCTCGTCTATATTAAAATAATTTGAAGACACAACATCATATCCATCTTCTATAAAAACGATTTGTTTTTCAAACCTGTCAAGAGTATATCTGTCGTCAACATTTACATTGAAAGCACAATCATATCCGAGAGAAAAGACTTTATCCAGTAGATAATTATGTGCCAATGCGTGATTGTCCATTAATATGCTGTCAAATTCACTGCCTTCATAAATTTTGGTGCCGGTGCCGCCATAATCAATTTCAAAGACATCGAATTTTTTATATTTTTGATTTTTAATTGAGTCCACACATTCAGTTATCCATGTCGGCGGATAATTTTTTATGTTTTTATGGAAAATTATCACTGCGGCCTTAACGTTTTTTACAAATGTGGGCTTTTTAGTTGGGATAGGTATGGATACAACATAATAACGGAGTGTGTCAGGAATAAGGTTTAGATTGGCTGGAAGATCAAGAAAATATCCTGCTTGAGAATTTTTTATTTGATACGCCATAATTGTTTGATGAAATCTTTTTTCTGTTTGAGAAAACGGAAAAGAATATGTCTTTTCGCCATTTTGACCAATAGAAAAACCTATTTCATATTCATAACGAATTGCGTCCCCAGATTTTATTACTGTGCCATTACTGTCAGTTAATCCTGTAACTACTCCTGTTGTTGATATCATACGTTTAAATAGCCTTTAGCTGTTATTTTAACATCTTCAATAACTATTATTATTTCAGTCAAGCAATCCTCCATTGCGCCAATATTTTGATTTAACTGAAAATCTATATTTTTGTGGGTGGAAGGAGGGTGTACTTTTAAAAACAAGATTTCGCCTTCTACTTGATAGTCAGCATATTTTTTCCCGTTAATAATTAGTTCTTTTTGCATATCATTTATCAGCCGTTACATTTTTATAAAACTCAATATCTAATGTCTTTATTTCATCCATCAACACTTTTTGCTTTGCCCTAATTTCCTTCTTCTCCTCCTTCGTTGAATCAATACCTATCGTCGCATGTAAAGAAGCGTTTTGTTGAAGCAGGGTATCGATTGTTTTACGCGTTTTTTCGTCTTCGTAGTAGGTCATAAATCTATTTTTATATAGCTATAAGTTTTCCAATTTTTTCTTTATAACAGCCGCCATTTCGTAGTCTTCTAGGGCAACAGCGTTTTTTAATGCTGTTTGATAATATCCTTTTCCAGCTACCATTGTGATAGTGTATGTCTTCTCTCCAAATATTTTGTACTTCCTTTTAACGGTTTTGCTTTTAAACTTAAACCCGTTGCAGGAATAGTGAGCACATACCGCATCAAGTATGTCGCTATTAGTAGAAACTAAGATGATCATTGGTTCCATCATTATAATTTTATAGTGCGTATTGCATTTCTCCGCACAGGGCACAAAATAATAAAAAAAGTGTTACGGCAATCAATAATATTGTCTTCATTTTACTTGGCACATATCACATTTATATTCATTATTTATTTTCATCATGGGCCAATGTCCACAATTAGGGCAAGTGTCTTCCATTTGTTTGTGTTTATAGAAGCTGTCCAGCAGTATTGCTAATACACCTATTGGTAATGTTATATTGCCAACGGCTTTGTCGCCAGTAATACCCAGCTCTTTTCTAATCCATTTTTCGTTTAGGGTCATAATAAATTTATTTCACGTTTAACATCTTCCCAATATTTAATTTGTGAATCACTAAAATAAACGTCATTGGATGTTTCTAGTATTGCATCTACGCATATTAAGGCACAATTTTTAGCATCAATACCGTCCATTAGGTGAGGCATCATAGATCGTTTCATTCTGTTTGCCAACTCTTCCGCTTTAACTTTTGGTGTCATAACAACTCACTTAATTTATACGCAACAGCAACGGCAATGATAACAAACACCGAACCGATCACTATTAATATTGTTTTTTCTTGTTTTTTACTGAAGCTCATTTTCTAATTTGTTAATACATTTCGCTACCCTTTCTTTAAAACCTTTTCTTGTCACCATCCATTCTTCAGCTTTATTCACGCCGTACAATACAGTTGCGTGATCTTTATTTACAAATCTCCCTATTAAATGAAAACTAAACATATATTTTTTTCTAACAATCCAAAAGTAGATGAATCGGGCTTCAACAATATCATCATACCTACTCTTTTTTAAAATATCATTTACTGGCAGGCGAACAACATGAGAAACAGCAGACAATACATTATCGGATAATTTTTGTTGTTCCAGTTCAATGTTTTTAAACTCTGAAGTTATCCTGTGGTTTAAGCTTATTACGGTTAAATTGGGTAGTTTGGGGTTGCTGCTCAAAAACTTAACAATATCTTCCGCATCTTTGATAATAGGATGGTCCGGCATGACATAGTTTTTCATCCAACTTTTGATGTTGTTGATTTTGCTGATACAGTCGGGGATGTTGGTTATTTTTTCTTTCACAATTAATTTTTATCGTAGTATTCATAAGCCTCTTGAAGCTGTTTTGGGTCTTTCAAATACATCTCCCAATCATCCTTTGCAACTTCTTCTTCTATTACATCGATATAAAAAGTTTTAGGTTTAAATGGGAACGATTTAATGTACCCTTTTCCAGAAACCATTAAATCTCTGTTGCCAGCCAGATAATCTTGTTTGCTCATCCAAAACTTTCCACTCCATCGGCTTCCTCCCTCTGTTTCCATAACAATAGCATCGATGTAATATGCTTTACCATCCTTCCCATCTTTAAACACCCCGCCTTCTCGGTTATTTTGATAGAGTACCTCACCTGACAATTCCGATATATGAGTCCATTCGCTCTCTTCTCCTGTAAGTGGCGCAATCGTTTCTTGTAAACAAAGCTTTTTGATTGCCTGTGATAACGCTTGTGCTGTATAAGGTGCAGAGCCGCCACTTTGCCCACTATTACCAAACTTTTCGCATAGTGCTAAAATTTCGGGTATAAATTCCTCAATAATCGGCCTGTTATCCGGATCTGTTGCATTTGCTACAAGAATTTCTAATTCTCTTTTTGCGTGTGATTGTGTGTTTGTCATAGCTTTAGAATTAATTAAACAATTTATACCACCATTTCTTTTTGATGTCCAATAGTTCATTAGACACACTTTTTAGTAACCCTTTGTATTTATCCGATTCCCCTTTTTGCCAAGATATTATTTGGGATATTGTTTCGCTCATCTGAATTAATATTTTTTCGTTTAATTTCTCCGTATTAAGCTCATATATTCTCTCTATAGTGCAGATGTGTTGATTATCTAAATGAACAGAAAAGAGAACCCTTATATCTTTTTTTTCGTTAACGACCCCAAGCATCTTATTATATTCTGCTAATGGCAGGGTAATTGTTTTGTTGTCATCTTTTATGTTCATAACTTTATCATATTAGGTGTGTATAAATCTTTAGTGTCAAGTACCGAATCGGCTCCAAACCAATGAGACGGAGCGACGACGACCTTATCTGGATTTTTGTTTAAGTAAGCTGCCCACCAACTGTATGAACTATTTGCGATAATGTTATGGTCGCAAAAACTTTGATAAAACATCTCTCCGATATCGCCATAGTTGGTTTCGGAAACGAAAATAATATTTCCGCGCTGATAAATACGTCTACCTTCTTCTTTAAACAATTTTTCAAATATTTCATCAAACATTTTTTTACAAGAAACCATATCGTCTGAAAAAACGAGAAAGGTTTTACACGATGTGTTTTCAATGATATACTCAATGGCGGAAATGTAATAATCTATTCCTATTTGGGCATAAAAATTGTTGCCCAGATAATCACCTCTTCTAACATGAACAGAACATAATAGCGCTCCTAATTGTTTTTTCATGCGAATCTTTTGTTTTTCCAACTCCTCACTAGGCTCAAACATTCTTTTAATTTCATTCTCGCAATGTTCCCAATAACGGGCAGATTGGAAATAGCCTTTAATATCATAACACTTATCCCTGCCAGTGAATATCTGAATGCTATCATTGAAACCTTGAACGTCTGTATAGTGAAAATATGGTTCATGGTAAACGTCCGTAACGGGTATATTAGCTACATTTAGTGGGTGTTTAAAATACTTACTGTATTCCCACTCAGGAAAGACTGGCGCAAGATTATATTTTTTGCCGATACCGACTGTTGCCGCAATGCCGAATAGTTGGTTTCCTAAACGCCCCCCGTTCCCTATGTTTGTTTGTGTTATGTAGTTCATTTTTTTACTATTATAGGGAAATCTAACAACACCTGTGCAATTTCATTTTGTACCCATTTTACTCCGGAAACAAAGGCATCTCTTTCCGATTCTGACCCTCGATACGGATACCTTTTTTTCGCCTCCTCCTTAATTTTATCTTCAAAACTTTTTCCGTTCATTGTAAGCTAACCTCCACTTTTGCTTTTTTCATTTTTATAACTTCGATCATCCGGTATGCTACCCCTCCACGCACTCCCATGTCAATAAATAGCGGCTTTACTCTTAATAAATGTTGGCTGTGATAAAACCTCTCTAATATTTTAGCAATGTCAATCATAAAACATTATTCATATTCAACATAATTGCCGATGTGTACCACCTGTTGTTTTTAAAGTTGCTCACTAGGTAAAACTGGCACATTACATGATCCCCTATTTTGTTTTTAGATACCACTTCATCAAATTGGAACTTTCTCATCACTAAATTCACCGGTCTGGTAGCATCTTTTCCACACGTCATGGTCACATTGCAGAAGTCGCCATTTTCGTTCATCTCGGTTATCACTCCTTTTATTCTGTTGATAATGCTATCCGTCATAATTAGTTTTCGTTCGGAGCAAATATAGAAAAAAATTAATATCAAAAAATATTTTTTTTGTTCAACAATTATATTTAATATTGCACAACGAAATTTGCCAAACAACATGATGTTGAGTAACCATTAATTTATTTACATGTCTGGCAACGACAACCTCGATACGTTATTCACCACAATAGGAAAAGCATTAAAGACTAGCTCGCCAATAGAAATTAGCGGGGCCATAAATAACTTCCAAAAAAATAAGTTGCCCAACAGGGAAGAGGTCGATAAAGTCATCCAGTTAGTAGCTGATGAATATTCCGTTTCGGTGAGATCTATTATGTCTAGTTCGTCAAGTTCAAAAACAAGGGAAGCCAAATTTATGGTTTATTCCCTACTTCATATTTATTTAGGTATATCGATTAGGGTCATCGCCCGCACCATATTTCATAATTGGCACAACAGTGTTAACAGAGCCATTAGCTATTATAATAAGTGTGACCCTAAAATAAAACAAGAACGAGATTTTTTGGAAATGTATAAAAAATTAGAAACTAAGTTAAATAACCAATAACATGGCAAAACCTACTAACATGCCGCTAACGATTTATAATAAACGCGGCGGAAGAAACTTTAAAGAAAAGGCTTTAGAAAAGCAATTGCAGGAGTTTTTCTCAGCAAATCCCGATAAGGTAAACGACTTCCGTCCGGCAGATACGATGGAGGAGTTAAAATCTCTTCATGATCATTACTGCATTGAAACAGCAGAGATTGTTTCTGAAACAAAAAACGAACCTACAGTAGAAAGCCATGAGTCATTCAGGGACAGTATGGCGCCTGAACCGGAACCGGAAAAAGTGGTCAATCCATTGAACAGGGATGAGCCAATTATCAGGGATTATGTGAAAGAAGATGGGTTCCAACAAAATACGGGAGAGAAACAGCCACAATCAAATTACAGCGAACCAACTAATTTCAGAGATAGCTTTGAAATACCGGACGATACAATACAGGGAGACGGGAAACAACAACAGCCGTTAAACGCAAATCCTCGCGCGAAACAAAATGCCACGCCTGACCCTGATGCTAAATTAAAAAGAAGAAGTAAAAAGAAATTCACTAAGTATGCTGTTGATGCGGCCTGTGCACTAGCTGGAAGAGGTATCGTTTGGTGGGCCACAAAAGATATCAACAATGATGAAATACAAAAACTTGTCGTTAATGATGAGCTTAGTGAAGCAAGTTTAAATATGCTTGTTTACTTGGACACTAACACACAAGGTACCGTTAAACAGTTTTTCGAGTTAGCCATTGTTAAAGCGCAGGATTTAGCCAGCTTCACGATAGAAGAAAAAGAGGATTTGTCGGAAGCGTTGGAAGATTTTATGGAGTTTAAAAACATAAAAATAAACCCTACGATACAATTAGGGGTAGTGTTTTTAGGTATGATGTTTGAGCGTGCACTTAAAGCAATGCAGAACAAAGCGGAAACAAACTCTGTACTTGTACAGCTAAAACAAATACACGCTGCCGGTATTGACCAAAGGGTGCAAAATGTTCCTCCGCCAGCGGCACCTGCTAATGAAGAGCAACCGGTAGAAGAGCCCGCTAAAGAAGAACCAACTGAGATAGCCGCATAATGGAGACAGCACCTAAACAAAATACAGGCGGAAGGGAGTGTGGGATGCAAACAGCTCTCGCGATACAGGGAGGTGGAAAGACCTACCAAAATATGTATATTATCGTAGACTATGTTAAAGATAATATAGAAGCAAAAGTACGTGCAAGAAGGTGTTTGATTTATGATACTAACGGAGAGTACACGCCAGAAGAGTTTGCTAAAAATGGTATACCAAATTTTAATGCAAGACGTATAGCGGTAAAAGATGTACGAGCATGGTGTAGAGACCCAAAAACGATTGAGTGTAGAAGGATAGATGCAAAAGCATTAGGTATTTCTGAAAAAAAAACAGTGTTAGAATATTTAGCCTCTAATGTGATCGACTGCTTGTTGGTGATTGAGGATGTTAACACATACGTTTTGCAGATGTCTCACATGGAGGCGGTTATCGGTAAGCTAGTTTCACTAAGGCACTATGGGGTGGATGTACTCATTTCTTATCAGAGCGCGCGCGCCGCGGAGCCCAGGATTTACCAGAATAGTCGGTGGGTGCGAATGCACTTTATAGGAGACAATGTAGACGAGTCGAAGTCAAAGATCCCCAATTTCCCATTATATAAAATAGCTCAAATTATAGTTACTCAGCGTTTTGAAAAGGGGGATATAAGGTTTTTTGTTTTTATAATGGGAATCGGAGGAAGGAAATTAGAGGGGGCGTTCACCAAAGCTGAGTGGGAAGATGCTTGTGATAAGTATTTTTTAATTAATAAAAAGGAGGTCCGTGAACACGCATTGATAAACAAAAGTAGTGAAGAGGAGAGCAGAAAGAAATTGGTTGATAGGTACACTATGTTGTATTATGGTAATAAGGACGCACAAACACAAATAACTAAATAAATAACAAAATGGAAAGAATGGATCTCAATATATTTGGGAAAACAATACCAATGCAGCCCAAAGGATTTATAGTAAGAGTAAGAAAGGAATCGGAAAGCATAGTCTATTTGACGGCAGAGTTTCAAAGTGGCGCGATTGAACAACGTCCTATAAAATGCGATGAGTTAGGTAAAACGGCTGATGAATTTATAAAAGAATTTACATTAAAAAATTACGAAGCCACGAATACTGTTCATTCACTTGAAGATTTTGAAAGAGGCGTAGTAAAAATTAAACAGCTTCGTAAAGATACGGATGAAATTATACAACGAGTTAAATCTCTGCCAAAATCACGGGAACAAAGCCTTGTTGTAACTAAGCTGCAAGAAGGTGTTATGTGGATGGGTATGATTTTAAAAGAGATGAATGAGCCGAATCCTTATCCTTCAAGTAAAGACCCGAATACAGGGGCCACTATTGAACCAACAGCAGACGGATTAAAACTATAGCAATTATGATCAACCCCCTATTAAAAGCAAAAGTGAAGTTAACGGATAAAATAGTAGAAGTTTATTTATTACGATCAACCGGCGATTACGTTAATTATGATGACATGAAAACGATTTATAAAAAAGAAGAATTAATATTTTTATGATAAAGACAATAATTTTATTGCTTATTATTTTATTTGTGGAGAAGGCTATTCAACCCCGTTTAGCCTGGGCCAAAGGAGACAACAGTAAGTTATTAATACTTTGGTACGGATCAAAAAAACGAAACTTTATTATATTATGGCAAAAGAACAACTAAATCATCCGTACCTGCGAGAGTACATTGAGGCACCATTGCAGATGCACAAGTTAAAACTAGAGTGCTTGCAAAAGAGGATAGCGTTAATGCCAGAAGGTAAAACGGATTACGAGCGCAATGAGGTTACCTTGGAAAAGATAAAAACACAAGGTGAAATAAAAGCATTGGGTCGCGCTGTGGCCGAAAGGGAGGCTTATGCAATCAATTATTTCAATAACGTATTTTTGAAAGATATTGAGGATATGGAAGAAAACTATTCAGATGTTGTGAATAAGGCAAAAAACCGCCAAGAACCGGAAATTAAGGATGCGTTATCGCGGCTCACTTTTAACGTAGTAGGATCCACGAATATCGAATTAAAAATAATGAATTACAAAGCGGTAAAAAGATTACTAAAATGATAAAAGGCATATCCCTAAACATTGTTTGCGACTGCTGTACCACTATACTACAAAAAGGAGAGTATAAGACAGTCAAAGGAAAAAAAAGAACACTTCATTATTGTTTAAATTGTATAGATAGTGGCAAAATTAAAAAGCTTTGAATCGTTCTTGCAGAAGGAGGACATTAGAATCCCTCCCGAACTTACAAATAGGATAAAATCTATTGCCAACGAATACTTTATATATGTAAGTCAGCACGTTTGCGCTATCTGTGATAAAGAGTTAACCTATACTGATAAAAAGCTGTTCACTGATATGGATTTCAACAGGGTTTGTGAAAAACACAGAGAATATGCTACATTTTTTCAAGTATACGGCATAAGAAAAAAACTAAGAATTAAACCAAGAACAGTATAATATGCCAAAAATATCCCTTCTCCTCCTTACCCATGACCGGTACTTGATGACCAAGTATGTACTGGAAAGATTACTAAGCAAACCTGGCGTAACCGATTTTGAGCTACTTATTTTAGATAATGGAAGCCAAGATAAACGAACAACAACCCTTTCAAATGAAGAAGCGTTCCCATTGGTGCCGTCTGGATCAATTGAACTGTTGGAAACCAATATCGGTATAGCGGCCGGATTTAATAAGCTGTTAAGAAAAGCAAAGGGTGAATATATCTGTTTCCTATCCAATGACATTCTTTTAGGAGACAACTGGCTGATGGACTTACTTCATTTTAATCAGGAAGTAGATAAATCAGGTTTCACATCTATCCATTGCGAAGGTGAAAAAGGTAAATATACCGCCTTCCTAAATAAGGATGACGGATTTACTCATGTATGGAAGCCCAGTGTGGTATCCGGTGTAAGTATGATAAACCGGCTCGCGCTGGATGCCGTTGGCGGATTTGATTCGCAATTGGGTACATACGGGCGCGAACGCGAGCAGTACGCAACTAGGTTAAATTTATTGGGCTTCAACAACTATTACATACCCGATCAGTATTCCGTACATTTAGGCCGCGAGGTGAATGATGTTTCGGAATATAAGCGTAACAAGGAATTAGCGTTGCAGAAAGCGGGAGTGATATATTCGGAGAGGCTGAAGGAGTTAAAAAACAGTAATTATAAAATTGAATTGTAGTAAACTACCCACCCACGCTAAAAAGCGATGGGATAGGCTTTAAACCTAAGAACGAATGCACTTGACAGTACAACATACTCGGCTTTTCAGGATGGTTTACATTCATCCCCAACAATGCTATGTTCTTTGCTGCATTTTCATCAGCATCAAACACAGAATTGCAGTTGTTACAAGTAAATTTTTTGCCTTGTCTATTGCCTATATGCAGACAATTATGGCAAGTCTTACTCGTATAAGCAGGTGGCACATCTACCAATTTAACGCCATTAAGCAAACACTTGTAAGTAAGAAAACTTCTAAGTTGATTGAAGTTCCATTTTCCTACTCTGCTTCTAAATTTTTTGCCTTTCTTATTAGCAGAAAATCTAATACCTTTCAAGTTCTCAATTGCAATTCCTTTACCTTCGGATTTTGCAAGCTGAACAATTTGTTTGCTTATTGTGTGATTGATAATTGTACTCGTAGTTCGTTCTTTGCCAGACAATCGTTTCAGGACTTTTTTACAGCCTTTCGTACCTTTGCTTTGAAGCGAACTCCTTACTTTTTGTCGTTTTTCTCTATAATCGTTAAGTTTTTTAGAATTAAAAGATTTGCCATTACTAAGTGCTGCTATTTCCAACAGCCCCATATCAACTCCGATAAACTCCTCCACATCTACAACATCTTCTTCGGGTACATCAACGGTCTGAAACAGGTAAAACTTACCTTTCTTGTAAACCAAGTCGGCTTCGCCTTTTATGTAAGGAAGGTAGTTTCGGTTATGGCATACAAAAGGTATTTTAATCCTACCACCAATAGCCCAAAGAGAAACAATATCATTAGGCTTGTAGGTCATAATCCTGCTATCATAACCAATGCTCCCAAGTGGTCTAAATTCTCTTTTAGTTTTCTTGTCAAGTTTGTAGGCATCAGCAACTTTTGCAATACATCTTACCAATATTTGACTGCTAAGTTTAAAAGTTGCTTTGTAGCTATGGTAAACTTCGTGATGGAGTTTAAAATTATTGAAAATACGCTTCTCCCAAGCCACATCGGATATGGCATTACAAACAGCGTTAGCTTCCTTCATCGTATCGAGAAGCAAGTTAGCCTGTTCATCAGTAGGCAAAAGTTTTATTTTCAATGTCAACTTCATAACACAAAGATACAAAATAATTTCACATATCAGAAAATAATTATTATATTTACAAACTTAAAAGCGATTAGCAGGTCGCATTCCTCACACCCACGCCAAAAGGCGATGAGTGTGTTTCCTGCTACAATTTTATGAAGCTAGCCATCCTACTTTATGGTACCGAATCTGAAAAACCATTATTAAATCCTGTAATGGATAAATTACAAAAACAACTCAACGCCATCGATAAAGATGATGTGGAAGTAGTCTTTTTTATAGACAGCGAAGGCAACACAGTGGAAGAAATGAAAGATTGGCTCTTGAGTCAGACGGTATCTGAAAGATATGTTTTTATAACAAAGGATAGCGTTATTGAAGATAATTTTTTATTATTGCGTTATAATGCGGTAAAAAATGGATGGAGTGCAGAGAAGTTAATTGAATTAGGAATCTATTATAAAAATTAAATGGACGTGCGTTATACACCAGACGAAGAGATATTATTGTTTGCGGATAGCTTCGCCAAAACGCATAATCAATTATCCGAAGGAGAATACCAAAGCCTTAGCGGAAAATATATAATTTTGTTGCGAGAGATAGACCCTCCTATTGAGCCTAGAAATTTTGCAGTAGGAAATAAAGAACATAAAATGTTTTTCTCAAAGGATAAATTAAACTCGTTTTCTGAAAACTATATATTTTACATGGTACTTTGGCTGAATTGTCATAGTAATATGTTTGGGCAATATGAAAACACCGACAAATTAGTTTTAGAATATTATGTAACTACTGGCCGATCTAAAAGAGATATATTAGTCGGGGTTACTGAAGCTGTAAGTCAGAATAAGGGTGACACGCAAATGAATATGGAACGTTTAAAATATTATACACAAACTTTAACATCACAACTATGAGTCTATTAGCAGGATTAGGATTAGGCAATCTTTTTGATAAAGAAGCCGCCACAAAAGAAATAGTGCAATCATCGTTAAAAGATGTTGCTGAAGAGTTAGGCGTATCGTATAAGGACTTGTTCTTTATGATTGTGCCGGTGAACGATAATTTCGATCACAAGTACTTTGTTTGTAAATGGGGTGACAATAATTTACCGGTTAAAGTTCGTGAGATCACCTTAAAAGAAATACTTGGCGAACAGGAGGAAGAGTGATGAACGCAAAAGAATTTCTAAAACAACAAGGAATAAACATTGAATCTACGGTGCTTATCAGCTATATTGATGAGACCATGAGGAATGTTGATGTGGTGAAGTTGCTGGAGGATTATGTGCAAGAGTGCAGAGCAGAAGATGATTTTAATAGGAAGTGGCAAAGCGAGGGCTAGTATCTATTTGCTCCAGCCTGTGTAGTGTATTTCTTCTCCTCTACCACCAACCTAGCGTATTCAATAAACATTAATATTTTAGTTTCATCCGACAAAGCCGGATCAGCTTTCATGGTTTCGATGCACCGGTAAAGGTATTGTTCGCTTGCTGGCATGATATTAGTTATTATCGTTTAAAAATTTCCAAACAAAACCTCCAGCACTTTTAATTTTATATTGGGACTTTACCTGACCTTTATTTAAATAAAACCTACAACATTTCCCTATTAAAGATTGATTTATCCCTAATGAACGCTGCACACATCTTGCCGATTCCCATATTTTTATTTCATTTAGCCATATATCGTATTGAACAATACCTTTAGCACAATATATGTTCCATTTTCCTAATTGATTTAACCTTCTCTTTTCTCGCGTTATTTCACTAACAACTATCCCTATCCTAGATTTACTCATTTTTTCGCGCGTCTCTTTAGTTGGAGGACTCCTTCTTAATGATGCTTCTCTCATTTTTTTTATTGTTTCTTCGGAATGTCTCTTCCCCCACCAAGCACTTTTTTCTCCTCTTTGAGCTAAACTGATCCTTTCCCTTGTGTCATCAGAGAGAATTATCTTTCCTTCGCCTCCAATTCTACAGTTTAGCCCGTGTGTAGTATTGAAGGTGTTAAATAAAGTCATATAATATACCTCTCGCTTATTCAACTCCTCTATATTGCAAGTTTCAATAATTTCAAAGATATGATTTTCGACACCATGCTTATTAAAAGAATTGTATAGTTTAAACTGTTTCTTACACGCTAACCTTCTGTAATAAGTAAACCTCAACAATACATCTTTACTTTGGCCTATATAAATTTTCCCCGACGGACTAGTAATTTTATAAATACCGCAAACAACCTCTCTCGCCATTAGAATTTACTACTTTTTTCATAAACATCATTCCAGTCTTGGTTTTTATGCGAACAAATCAGCAGCGTATCTGCGAAAATTTTTATTTTTGCTCTAAAACAATCTTCCTGAAAGTATGAATCAGGATATACATGTACCCCTTCTACATACCTAAATGGTATCTTTTCTAAAACATCCCTTCTTATTAAAATAGCACCTAGTCCGATATGACTTGCTTCTTTTAATATGCCGTCAATGAACCATGCATCATCTGTTTGATCAGCATTATAATGAAAAACACTATGAGGGGATCTATATACTCTAGTTTGCAACATCAGTTTTCTAAACCGGCCTAAATCTCTATAATATAAGGCGCCAGCAATTTGTTTGTTGTGGAGGAGAAGTTCTTGTAAGGTGTGGGGTTGGGTCATTACATCGCTCTCTAAATGATATAAATAATCAAACCCATTATCCAAAGCATACCTTCTTATGTCGTTATGTCCCTGGCAAACTTTCGCTATAAGTCCAGAACAAAAGCTAGTGTCAGACTTTATTGCTTCAAACTGGTTCCCGTTGTATTTCTGTTTATAATAATCGTTTAGCCTAGCGCAATACTCTCCGTTGTCATCGGAATTATCGAAAAGAACAACTTTAAAATTTGGGTAATTCGTTTTTAACGTATTATCAATCCACTCAAAATCGCAATAGGATTTATTTTTAGCCGTTGGCGAACCGATTAATACGCGGGGAAATGTGGTCATTGTTTGTTTTTATTTGAATTCCTTACAGATACAAGCCAAGCGTCAAAATTCTTTTCTGCCCGTATATCGCTTTGTATAATATATCGTTACCTAATATATTATACAAAGCGCCTTTTACTCATAGCTGCCGTTTCTGCCATTTTATCTTTGAACTTAAAAAACCATGAAGGTAAATAATAAATATCTGGATCCGCCTTGGTATCAAAAACAAAAACATTATGACTGTCTAGCACATCTCTAATCTCATCGCAAAGATCCCACTTTTTTTCGCTTCTACACTTTGCTCTATCATCTATGAGTTTTTCTATATTCATTTTATTTACCTATGTGTTTTAATTTTTCATCTAACTCTTTTTGCATTTTATCTTTTATGATTTGCGCGAATGTTTCATTTGAAGCGCCAAAAACAGGGCACCTTTTTAATCCGCGTTGGCTTATCATACATTTTCCTCTACTAAAAAAATTACTACTTCTGTCTTCAGGGTCTTCTATGCTTCTGCCTGTGCAGGGTTGATCGTTTAATGAACAGATGCAAAATGGTTTACAATCACCCGAAAGGCGATACTCGTAATTTTCGTTCGTTAACGCAGGGCAGGTAGTTCCTATTTGAGGTGTTGTTAAGTCTTCCATACGGCAAATATACAAATTCCCCCAATATCTACAACTCGCAATTTGTACTAATTTGTGCAGAGGTCTTTTCTTTGTTAGCAACACTCGTAGCCCCGTTTGTCCAAGCACCGCACAAATTATAGAAAAAAATATAACACAGATGTAAACTATTTTTGCTTCTAGTATTAATCCAAAAATAAACAAAAAACAATGTTCACAACCGAAAATCTAAAAAAAGGTGCATTTATGCTTGTAGTCGTAATGGTTGCTTTAGCTGCACATCAAAAATTCGTTGCTCCTATGTTGGCTCCTCACAAAGCTAAAGCATAGTATATCTATTGTTTGCTGAACATTAACTGCCCATAAGTGTGGGATGTGTTATATATAAGTAAGCTAAAAGTGGATGATACCGAAACTGCAAAACAAACAAACAACTTTTTAAAACTAAAACTAAAAATGAACTCAACAGAAAAAGAATTACGTAGCTATATTAACGCTACAGAACAAATGAGTGGCTTTGATAGCTACGATTCAGCAGAAGGTGATATGAACTCTTTCGACGGTGACGCAGGGTTTTCATTAGCTGACGGCGATAGCATGTCTTATGCAGAAGGCGCAGGACAAGCAGAAGGCATCTCTGATCCTTATGTGATCCAATACCAAAACACAACTGCAAACGACGTTACCGCCATATTTATGGGCTTCAACGACTACTCTAGCGCTACCAATTATGGTAACCCAACAGCAGTTGTACTAAGCAACTTACAAGGTGGAACATACGGACGTTTGATCAACCAATCAAACAACAAAAACTTCGTTGTTGGTAAATGGCGTTTCACTGCAAGTGGTTCTAACATCACTTCTCAGTTAACTCAAACATTAACATTGAACCATGTTGATGCCAACGGTCAAAACTACCAAAAACCAATCAACATGTCAGTGTTGAAAGATTTATTCCAATTTTCAACTGATGCAATTGATGTAACTAAACGTGTGACTTTCGATGGTAACACATACATCACTTTCACTTTGAAAGCATCTTGTACACTTGTTATTGCTGCTTACCCAGTTATTGTACTTTCTGGTAAAGCTGTTCTAAACGGCGGAAGCAATGTAAACAAAGCAATCGCTCCAAGATTATCTGGTAAAAACGTAGCGCCCGTGATCATACAAACTTCACAAGACGTTCGCGGAATCACCAAAGGGTAACGGTTTTCAGCGTTTTTATACCAAACAAAAAGGGTGGGTTATCGCCCACCCTTTTTTATAATTAAACCTTTCCTTTAAATTAATGTCAAAAAAACAAACCAACCCACAAGCGATTAGACTGTTGGAGCTTTTAGCTCACAACGCTTCCGTTTCAAGCAAGGCGTTGTTGGAAAAATATGGAGAACCGGAAGCTATCAGCTATGATGACTTGGAAGCGAAGTTATCGGATATATACAAAAAGGCAAAAGACAAAGTAGCTATAGAAAAAGAGTTTGCAAACATACACCCCCATAAAGATTTTATTTTAAAGTATTTGTCTCCGACAACCAAAGTGATATTGCCAGAGCCAGTTTCAGCATGTTCAGGAGAAAACAGTAAAGGATGTGAAGGGTGCCCAGGAAAGATGTCAAGTGCGGAAGGGGTAGTAGAAGATACGATAACAGCTGTTAAAAGACACGAGTTTTTGATAGCATCGGTAGCGATAGTTGGGATTGTAGCATTAGTAATTTACAGCAAACGATAAATGGAAGTAAAAGTAGTAGCAGACACGAAGGTGTTGATACCTAATAAGAGCCATCAGAATTTCACTGAAGGTAGAGAAGTAATACAAGCAGGGACAATAATCGAAGGCCAGCCAAAGTTGGTTGAGGGGTTGAGGCGAGGAGAACCTTTTCAATATAAATTATTTTTAACTAACGACAATAAATTAATCTATTTAACAAATCTAAGAACGATGGATGCAACAGAAGTAAAGTTAGGCGCTGACTCAACGGTGAGCCCAACAACAGTAAATTTAAAACAAAATACATTAGCAAGACCTTCAATATTAGGGGCCGTAGGAGGTGCCGTTGTATTGTTTGGGTATGCTAAATGGAAAAAACATGATATGAAAAAAATCGGGGTTTTTGTATTGGTAGGTGCCGTAACCGGTTATGTAATCGGCAAAGTAATTGAACACCGCGCTACTATCAAGCCAAGTAAATAAAAACTATAAAACCATAAAAATGGAACCGCAAAACGCAACCATAGTAAGGCTGTCCCCTTCAACTGGCGGGGATAATCAGATTTCTGTAGTTTCTTTTGAAGAAGCTTTTGGAGAACACTCGGAACTTCACGGCAGAGGAAGAGATAGGCGTCAGTCTCGTAAAATGGACCGTATCGCTAAAAAAACAGACAGGAAGGTGGCCCGACAAGGTGTAAAAACTGCTAAGAAAGCCGCTAAACAGGATCGCAGAGCCCAACAACAAGAGGCTCGTCAAACTAGAAAGGATACTAGGGTGACACGTCGTATGGACAGAAAATCGTTACGTCAGGAATCTAGGCAAAAACCGGAATCTCCTCCAGAGGAAGAGGTTACAACAGAAGAGGAAACACAAGATGTTGCAACGCAAGATTCCGCTGATCAACCACAAAGCGATTCTGGGCAAGGAGAGTATTCAAGTGATGAGGCGGCGGTGATGGACCAGTTCGCACCGGACAATGGAGAGGACGAGCAAGATGATTCTTCCGATTCTTTTGATGGAGACGCTGACAGTAATGCTTTCACACATGATGCCGACGGAACATCTGTATCTGTAGATCCAGCCATCGCTGACATCACTAAAAAGATAGTGTGGAACCAAGAGGCTAAAAGACGGGTTCAGAAACAAAAATACGATTTAGATAAGCAAAGGGCTGCCAATAAAAATAACGGAAGAGCCCTTAGCCATATCACTTCTCAAATGGCTGATTTAGATATGACAATCGGAAAGCACGATGACCGTATTGATGAGCTAAACCGTCAATTAAAAACTTACGGCGACCATCCGCATGTTGGAAGAGGTTTTCATAAGGCAGAGACAGAGCTTCAAAAGGCGAAAGAGGTGAAATCGACATCTGATGATAGTGCCAAGATAAAAGATACTATTGTGTCAAAAGGGTTAGATCCTCAGTTTGGAGAAAACAGGATTGATATACCGGCTTATCCGGCTTTAAATGAAATAGAGGTACAGTCTAACGCGGACGGGGATCAACGCATAGCCATACCAAAAGGAACATTTATAGGAGCGATAGGGTTATTGGCAGCGGCGGCGCTACTTGTTTGGGCCACGTCACCAGAGAAAAGGTAAATTATTGCGGAATGGGGAAGTTGGTCTATCCCGACGGTTTCATAATCCGTAGATCGCTGGTTCAAATCCAGCTTCCGCTACTAAAAAGTAAGATACGATGACAACACAAGAAAAAGCAAATTTAACATTGGGTTATGGGGTAGGGGCTGGAGCCGTAGTTTTGTTTAGTATAATAAATGGACCTCTTGATAAAACGGCGAAGATAACAATGGGGCTACTTAGCCTAGGCATTATCGGTTACGCCTTACACTTAAAAAACAAGTAATCAATGAACACACCCTTTCACCAGGAGTTAGCTGTAAATATTAGAGAGAATAATGTTCTCGGAGCTAACCGTGTGATTATGGGGGAACTTGGAAATATTGTTGTTAACCATAGGCAGGACTTTGTTGATCTTTTGGTTAATTCTGATGCGCCAGCTTTTGCTGAATTAGCTGACAGGGAATTAGTGAATATGTACTTTGAAAATATCCATAAAAAAGATTTGATTATAGGCACCGCTTTACTTGTAAATATCCATAACAAGACAGAAGGGGCAGATGGGGAAAGCGAGATAAATGATGTTGGGGTAAAAGCGGCTTACAAAGTGATGAGCAGTTGCTTTTCGGGTCAAGTAGGTCCAATAACACCGCAGGAAATTGCAGCACATAGATATGATTGGCAACACTCAAATATTTTAGGAAGCAATATTATAAAAGCCGGTATAAAAGGGGCGAAATTGTTGAAAAATGTTAAAGCTAATCAAAACACGGGTGCAGCTAAGGCTAATGTGATGCAGAGCGTAGCAGCACAAAGGAAGATGCAAGCTGACATAGCTCAAGCGAAGAAAGATAGAAATTTAATGATTGGGCTTGCAGTAGGAGGCGGGGTTGTAGTGCTAGCTATTATAGGATTATTAATTTATAAATTGAAAAAATGAAAATCATAACAAGGGCACCAATAGAGGTCCAGTCTTCCGCTGATGCGATAAAAGCGCCATTAGATAGCACAAAATCTCCTGGTAAACTTAAAGCCTTTCTGCAAAAAGAGAAAGATAAAATAGTGGCTGGTCATGACAAAAGAGTTGTAGCTAGGGCGGCACGTAAAGCAAAAAGAAATGCTCGCCCTTTGACTAAAACAGGACAGTGGTTTCACGATCATTTACCACATTTAAAAAAGAACGCTGACGGGTCGGCAACAAAGACTTTGCCCGATGGTTCAACAACGCCTGTTCCTCCCAGTGATATAGCTCAGTGGCCTTCATTAATAGGACAGCCTCCTGTATTATATGATGTGCACGATGCTAACGGAAAAACACTTGCTGTTGAAAACGTAAATGGGACACCAACAGCTATTGCAAAGTATAGCGCAGGAGAGGTTGTTCAGGCGACGGCACCAGACGGAAGTGTGCAGGTTTATAAGGCAGATGATACAGTTGATGCTGACGCTCCCGATAAAGATGTCGATGACAAAGGCTTGAGCGAAAACATGAAAACTGGACTAATTATAGGCGGTGCAGCATTGGTGATATTAGGGGTTGTAATACTTATAAAAAGAGGTAAATAATGGCAAAAGCAACATACGTAGTAACGCAGGATTTTAAGACGCCATTAGTAAGGAATTCTAATGATCCGCGCAACCCGACAAAGATTGACTGGTTGGCTTTTAAAAAGGGTCAGCTGATAGCAGGGGAACTACAAAAACCTAACGGGAAGCCAGCTTTTGTATTATATGAAGGGGCTGCTGTTATTCCTTTGGGTGCCATAAAAGCTGTGGTGACAAAAGAAATTATAAGTTCGGCTGATGGAGACAAAAGCACGCCTCCCGCTGCATCTAATCCAATAACGCCGGCGGTAACGCCTAAAGTAAAATATGCTGACGCAGCTATATTGGGCGGATTGTTAGGAGTGGGGGTTGTTTATTTAATGCAAAAAAACCTGTGGATCATAAAGATTCCAGACAATAAAAACTATGCTTACGGGGCAGGTATAGGGGCTGTGCTGGGGCTGTATTTAGTATATCGTCAAATTAATAATAAACCAGTTGCAAAAAAATGACAACAGAAAAAACACAAAAACTCGCTGTAGGGTTGGCCGTATTAGGAGTAGTTGGCTTAATTGCTGACCGGATGAATAAAAGAAGCGATAAAATATTTGGAATGGAACCAGATACCCAAAGAAAAGTTTTTCTAGGGATGGTTCTTATTGGCAACACAATTCTACTTGTAACATTTCTTAAAAAATCAAAATGAAAATACTAACAGAAAACCCTATCGTCGTAATAAAAGAAGGTATGCCTTTAAAAGGAGTGTACTCTTCTGCCGAAGGAGATTACTCGGAAGCCGGTGGATTAAAAAAGGCCGTAAAAAAGGGTGCACAAGGAGCCAAGGGTTTAGTGGGAAGCGGCAAAGTATCGGGAATATTGGCAGCGTTAAATCCACAAGGAGGGGCACCAACGACACAACCATTACCACCGCCACCACCGGCATCAACACCTATGAGCACGGGCATGAAGGTAGGTATCGCTGTCGGTATCGCTGCCGTTGTGGGAATCATTATTTATGTCGTTGTTAAAAAGAAAAAGAAATGAAAGTACTTACCACGTACCCAGTAGAAATACAGACAAAAGATTTTTCCACGCATTCTCAGCAAGGAAACCTGGACACAAGTTATGGCAGCAAAGATTATGCTGCACCGAACGGTTTAGGTTACTCTTCATTGGATGGATCGAGCGGATCGGAAGCTATTAGGACGTTTCAGGTTTGGGCTAACATTAATCACCAAGCTAGACTTTCTGCTGATGGAAAATATGGTCCGCTAACAAGTGCCGCTTACGCTAAATGGGGTGCCGAATGGGAGAAGATTCAGCAACCCGCAAAGGTGGATAAGCCTAAAAGCGCATCGCCTGTACCAACAGAAACATTAACAGGGTCAGGGATTCCTGCTGCATCGGCACCCACTAAAACATCGTTGGCTGATAAATTTAAAGCGTTATCGACTCCGGCAAAAGTAGGTATAGTATTAGGGAGTGTTGTTTTGTTTACAGGTATAATATGGGTTATAATACCTAAAAAAGGCAAAAAATAATATGGGGCAAGTAAGTATTTGGGAAAGCGACAACAGAGAAGCATTATTGTATGTAACCATTAAAACCCCTACAAAGAAAAGGTTTTTTTTGGTGGCAAAAGATAGCGGAAAGCCTAATAGCGATTATGCTAAAAGAGAGATGGAGGTAGAAGGGGAAAGAACGATATTTTTTTCATTCCCTCTCACTCCGAAAGAAATGACGATAGGCATTTACAATATAGCCGACAGAAACGATAATAACTTTAAGGTAACGTTCGAGGAGAAGCCGTTAAGAAAGTATAATATATGGTTGGACAGTGACACAAAGGACTTTTTAACATTAGACTTTTACTTTAGCCAGGTTTGTGGTTTCAGTGCAGCTTCGCCAAAAGGAACGCTTTACCAAACAGCGGATAGCAAGTTTAATATTAGATACTATCCTGTAATTGTAGATTACATGTCGGGCAAAGTGTTGAACACTCCAGCTAGAATTGGACACAACACAGGGAATATTGATGTGGCAAAAGCAAAGTTTGACAGATATACGTTTGCTGAACGAGTGGTGATATTATTACACGAGTTCTCTCATAAATATAAAAACCCAAAGATGGGGTTAGACATAAGTAATGAAACAGGGGCCGACATAAATGCACTGTATATTTATTTAGGGTTAGGATTTAGTAAAATAGACGCTATCAATGTTTTTGCTAATGTATTTTTAAAAGCACAAACAGAGGGGAATAAAAAAAGGATGAGGGCTATTGTTGATTACATACAAAAATTTGAGAACCAACAGTTCGCACAATTAGCTTAACAGATATGATGAACGACGGAAGCGGATTAGACAACTTTTTTGAGGAGGATGAAAATAGCTGGAACAACGAAACTCCGACTATTGAGTCTAAAGATTTAATGGAGCCGGTAAGACAAAATTCTCTGGAGCTGGATAGCGAAGATGATTTCGATAAAGCTGTATTGGACATTGATTACAGCGAGTTTAAGGGGAAGTTTAAACATGCTCTCCATAAGGTAAAGCATAAAATAGGACGAAGACCGCGAACAAAAAAGCCTTTAACAAAGAATTTCGAGGTGAAGGATAAAGGTCGGGCGACTATTGCCGGAGGAAGAAAGCAAATAAGCAAGATAGTTATACCTGAAGGGAGAGATGTTTCAATACAAGGAGTTGATGATTTTATTTTAAGTAACGATCACGACCAAACAAAAAATATTGGTTATTACAAAGGAAAAAAACTAAAAGAGTTGGTCTTGTCGATTAGTAATACGTCGGGCGTTGATTTTGATTTGGAATTATTTAATCCAAGTATGCCTTTAGATTATCTGTTTAACACAAACGATAATTTGAATAACAGGATCGTTGTGGCTGGACAAACTAATGTAAGTTATACAGATTTGGTTTATAATTTACTAGCAAATCCGACATTAATTGCAAATGCCAGATTTACGTCAACGGGACCGAATGTGTCACAGCAAAAAACACAGAGGTTGACTTTTGTGAATAAAGGTATTGATGGCGAGGTTACAATCGCCCCACTACAATTGAATTTAAATTTTGATTTATACCAACAACAAAACGATATTATATTATTCGACATAACAAGCCAATTAAACAGGGTATTTATTCCGGACGGAATGGATGTGATACAATACAAAGTGTTGGCTGGAAACACGGTAACCTTTTGTTTTTATTACAAGCAAAAATCATTAAAGAAGTTTTTTTATCCTGAAGCACGCGTGAAAAAATTAGTTATGGGCAACGAAAAGAAGGTTATATAAATGTTAGCTAGTACGAAATATCCAAATCAGCAGTTAGTTATTACGGGGACACACAATGTGGGAGCCCAAGATACTATACTGCTTTGTGATACATCGTCTGCACCTGTTGTTGTGAATTTAGATACGTTTACTGCTAATTATTGGAGCACTCAATACACACTTTATGTTGTTGATTATTCAGGCAACGCGGCGGTAAATAACATTACAGTAAACGCTCCTTCTGGATATACTATAAACACCATGTCAGCTTATGTTATAAGCGCGAACAATGTTGCTATTAAAGTAAGTATAGCGGCAGACACAAAATATATAGCAGACTACAGCACGGTACCTGGGCACATAATAGCGGACGAGGGGGTTAACTTGACGCAACAACCTATACTAGATTTTCAAGGGGCGGGTGTGACGGCAACAAATGGATCAGGAAGAACAATTGTGACGATACCTGGGGGAGGAATAGCCGGACACGTGATTGCTAACCAAGGTGTTAATCTTGCTCAGCAGCCGATATTGAATTTTACAGGCACCGGTGTTGTGGCCGCAAACGGATCAGGGCAAACTACAGTAACAATTAACGGGACAGCAGTAACGGTTGCTAACACTGTTTTTGTAATGAAAAACGGAAACGACTCTACGGGGCTAGTGGAAAGATTTGATAAGCCATTTTTGACTATAGCGGCGGCTAGGGCGGCAGCTGTTGCGGCTTTCACCCCTTCGGCAATAAATAGGATATTGATAAAGGTTTATTCTGGAAATTATGCAGAGCAAATTATTTTAGTTAATTATATCGATTACGATCTTTCGGATGGGGTTATAAGTCAAGGCTCGGCGGGAACGTTGATCACAGATAGTGGTGTTGCTGCTAATTCTATTGTTTACGGAAAAGCTAATTTAACTACATCGTTTACCGGTGCAGGTACAGCTTATTCTATAAATATAACACACGCAAGCAGTAATGTTTTCGTGTACATTAATAACATAACGATGAATGGCACGACAGGAACTCTTGTTGGTGTTCAATCGACAGGAAACCTGTATTTGTATTGTAACGATATTTATTGCGAAAACACAGGATCGGGTTTAGTTATATGTATTCAGCCAAGTCTATCCTCAATATATGCTTACGTAAACAATATAACAGGTAAAAATGTAAATGGGGTCCTTCTTGCTGTGAACAGTGCGGGATTAGGCTCTAAATTGTATATGAAAGCAAACAATATACATAGCGAAGGAGGGGACTCTGTTAATGGCGTTTGGTCTGTTGCAATACAATCGGACGGATATCTGGATTTGTTGTGTAATAATATAACCTGTGCCCCCACATCTACCAGCTCAACTAGAGGATGGTGTGTTGGACAAGGCGCAGGAGGGGGAGTGGGATATGTGGTATGTAATAATATTATTTGTTCGCCAACAATAAACAATTTTGCTACATGTATAAATTTTGGGGCGTCAGGATCTTTAATTTTGTCGGCAACCGCAACACTGACTGTTGACTGCAAAGAGGCAAAAATGAATGCCATTGCTGCGACAAATAATGTTATAAGGCAGGAAAACGCAAACGCTGCATCGCGGTTTTATTTTAAAGGAAGGGCTGTTGCTTCGGGGGCCTTTGATGTTTCTGTGATTAAAAAGAATACGGGTATAATGATATTAGATGACGCTACTTTAATAGGAACAGCGCTCACGACAAATAGTATCACCTGCCCTTCGGCAAATGATGTTTATGTGTATTCAGGAAGAGCTGATAAGGCTGTAGATGTAAACACAACACAATTGGTATCTAGTTTATTGGTAGATGTAAATGTAATATAAAGATGAACACGAAAACAAAAAAATGGTTAATAATAGGAATCGGAGCCGCGGCTTTGATAGGTGGAGGTATTTATTTATACAATATCTACGGAAGAAAAAAGAAAGAGGATGAGTCGCCGTCCGTAGACGCTCTGCCTACAACTCAAGCTCCGCCACCAGTTGTAGTCCTCCCCCCAGTTCCAACTGTTAATTCTACTATAAAAGATGTAGTGGAAAAGCCGAAAATAATAATGCCGGTTAAAGCCTCTAAAAATGCAAACATATACAGCATTACCTATATAGGGAAAGAATCTAGGGTGGGCCGCTTATCTCGTATAGTAAAGACTCAAAATGAAAACATTGGATACTTTGTAAGATACGTTTCTATAGGAGGGCAGGACTACTTAGTATTCGGAGATAAAGGAAATGGTAATAAACCATCATTAATATTAAAATCACAAACAAACTATTATAACAAATAAAATGGCAAACGGAGAAATAGTAAAAAAACTGCCACCTTGGGCAATAGGAGTTTTATCGGTAGGAGGATTAGTAATAATTGGCTTTGTGGGTTACAAAATTTATAAAAAAATTGAAGAGAACAAAAGGCTTGCCGGCGCAAAAAAAGAGGGCACTGACATTGATAACGATTTAAAAAACGCAGGCGCCCCGTCTATGTCAAACTCTCAAATCAGTCAACTAGCTAATGCGCTATTTGTAGCAATGGATGGATATGGAACAGATGTCCCTGCTATTTACAGGGAAATAGCAAAACTAAAGAATAATGCCGATGTGTTGGCTGTAAAAAAGGTTTACGGAATAAGGGAATTAAGCTCTGGAGCTGGGAACCCTGCTCCGAATTTCAAAGGAACACTCAGCCAAGCCTTTATTGATGAATTAGAGACAACGCAGGTTAACGCAATAAATGGTGTGTTGGCCAAGAAAGGGATAACTCAAAGATTTTAAAAGCCAATCGTACTAAAGGCGTAAGAGGTACAAAACAATAAACAACAAAAAAAATGACAGTAACAACAGTAACAAGTTCGGTTAAAATGAATCCATTAGGAGCGATTATCGGTGCAGCTGCCGGTTTTTATCTTCCTAAGAAATTCATGAAGGTTGAAAACAAGTATGCTTTGGCTGGTTTTACATTAGTCGGACTTATTGCAGGAGCAATGGTTCAATCTAAAATGAAATCAAAAGCTACTATCAAACCTGCCATTTCAACTGCTAAATAAGAATGGCGGGAGAAGCGGAAAAACTACGAGCGTCCGTGTCTAATGCTCCTTTGGGGGCGTTAGCCGGAGCTATAGTTGGCTACTTGATAGCAAAAAAGTTGGGATATGAAAAAACGGTGAGCGTAGTTAGTTTTACTGTTGTTGGGCTAATAATCGGATCGGCATTAGGGTATGGAGTTAGAGAAAAAATAAAAACATAAGATGACCTCAGAGCAATTAAAAAATATACAATTAATAACAGACTCGTTAAACAAGTTTGGTGTGACTAATAAGGCTGTTCAGGCAGGAATATTGGCTACCATCTCGAAAGAATCGAATTTTGTTCCGCAATCGGAAAATTTGAATTATTCCGTTGCCAACATTAAAAGGGTATGGCCGCAAACGTCGGATGCAGACAGTGCAAGGTTGGCAAGCAATCCTATTGCTTTGGGAGACTTCAAATATGGAGGAAAGGGGGGTAACGCAAGCAATGAGGGCTACAAATATAGGGGACGAGGGTTTAATCAAATAACATTCAAGTCCGAATATGATAAATTCGGGAAGCTGATAGGGAGAGATTTAGTAAACAATCCTGATTCATTAAACGATCCTCATGTAGCGGCAGATGCAGCGGCGGCTTTTTTTGCAACTGAATTAAATGCAGGCTTGAAAGCTGGTTCGTTTAAAAAATTTGGAGTATCTGATATAAATTCTATAAAAGACACAACCACAGCAACTAAAGTAGCTGTTCAAATAAATGCAGGAAGGGGAACGAATTTCAATAATGGTGTTGTCCAAGAGGGTTATAATAAAGCACACGGCGTCGTCGATTCTTTATACAACATGATTCAGTCAGGCGCAATCGCAACGGTTGCTGAAGTAAAAAAAAACCCCTCTTGACAGCGGTAATAACAATAGGGATGATAGCAGCAATAGTGATAATATATAAACAACTTAAAAGATGACGATAGCTACAATTTTAGATCCAGCAAACGGAAAAGGGTCAGAAGTACAAGAATTAGAAATGTTAACCGGATCGGGTGAGTTGATGCAATATTCATTCGCGGACGGGACTGAACCTAATAGTATGGAGATTCAATCGTATGCGGGAGGAACAAAAAGGGTAAAGAAGGTTAACGCAAAAAGCGGTCCCACGTTGGTTGACAAATACAGAACTAAGGTTTCTCAGAAAGGCCCCTCAATCGGCACAAAAGCCAAGGGTTTAGTGGGTAGCGGCAAAGTATCGGGAATATTGGCAGCGTTGAATCCACAAGGGGGAGCACCAATGACACAACCATTACCACCGCCACCACCGGCAAAAACACCCATGAGCACGGGCATGAAGGTTGGTATCGCTGTCGGTATTGCCGCTGTGGTGGGAATCATTATTTATGTCGTTGTTAAAAAGAAAAAGAAATGATCAGCGACGAGCAATATAAAAGAGATATGCTGGAGTTAAAGTTTGAAAACCGCCTACAAACATTGGCAATATTAGTTTTTTTCTTTTTTGGAATTGCAACATTGAGTGATATCAGTAAAAAGATTAAAAAATGAAAATAGAAAAGAAATACTTGATTGCAGGAGGAATAGGCATCATTACTATAACAGGGGCTTTATTATATTTACAATATAAGAGGTTAATGAATTATTGCATTGGAATAAATAAAGTCGCCCCCCGCACTTTAACACCAACTGTTGCAGACATTGACTTGTTTCTAAATTTTAAAAACCAAAGCGATTTAAAATTTGAAATATTGGGGCAATCCTACGACGTGTATGTAAACGAAAAGCTAATGACAACTGCGTCCAATCAAAGCAAGCAGGTAATTATGCCTAACAGTATGAACGTGATCAAGGTTAATATTAAGTTTAATCCAACTCAAAGCGGAAAAAATTTAATAAGTGCAGCATTGCAATTGGGAAATACAGCGATAAAAGTTGATGTAAAGATGAAAGTAAAATTATGGATGTTTACAGTAAATATACCTTATGTGTATACTACGACAATAAAAGAGATATTGGCCCCGTCCGATAAAAGTTCAACAAGTGTAATTTGTAAATAAATAAAAACTAAAAGATGTACCCAAATTTTCAATATGCACAAGTGATATCAGACGAAAACTCTACCACCGTCACTTATTTCGGTTTTGCACAAGCCAATTTTACGCTAACAAGTGCTGCATTGTGGTGTATTTTAAAAATAACTCAAACATCGGGGACATCACCCGTAGGTGTCACAACTTACGCTTGGGCCGGAGAGCCAGGTGTGTTTAATGCAGTATGGGACAATAGAACAGGACTAACATATACTTCTTAAAAAATGGGCACGGTAATATATGACCCTATATTGGGATCACTAAGAATAAAAGATGCCTCAACAGGTGGCGGTGGTGGCGGAAGCTCCCCCTACAAAGCAGGAAGTGTAGCATCCTCAATAACAACCTGTTTAGGCTCCAACACAGCATCGGGAGTATACTCGGTGGTAAATGGGGGTTGCGCCAATACTGCTAGTGGGGCATGTTCTACGATTGGTGGGGGTGCCACTAATACTATCAGTGCGGGATATGGGACTATAACTGGAGGGGTTAATAATATTGCAAACGGGCTAGCTGCATCTGTTAATGGTGGATTTGCTAATATTGCTAATGGCCCAACAGCTCCGGCTATAGGAGGCGGCGGAAGAAATCAAGCCTGCGGCACTTATTCAACAGTAGGGGGAGGTTTTTGCAATTTAGCAACGGGGGGGCACGCTGCCATTTTAGGTGGCGCGCTCAATACCGCAAGTGCAAATTATTCATTTATAGGTGGTGGTGGAGTAAATACTATTACGAGTGGCGGTGTTTGCGCAACCATAGGCGGTGGGAATTTAAACACGGTGTCGGCTAAATATGGCACTATCTCTGGTGGGTATTTAAATAATACTAGCGGAGCCTCCAGTTTTATTGGTAGTGGAAAGTCTAACACAATATCATCAGCTTACTCGGTCATTGGTGGAGGATTTGTTAACAATATTGCAACTAGCGGCACAACTGTTTGTCAATCTGCAACAATAAGTGGTGGGTGGGCCAATCTAGTTTCTTCAGCAGGATGTTTATCAGCAATAGGCGGCGGAAAATCAAATAGTGCTTGTGCATTATATGGGTTTATAGGAGGGGGCCTAACCAATGTTATTACTCATGATTATTCATCTGCTTTTGGTTGCGCCGTAACATCTGTTTTAGCTTGTGCCGCCCATGTTAATAGGTTAGTTATACAAAATGTGCCAACAAGTTCTGCGGGCTTGCCAACAGGTGCAGTTTGGAGCAATTTAGGGATATTAACAATAGTTTAATTTTTTTTATAAATTTGTATCAATTAAATAATTAAAATCACATGCAAACAATAAAATTACCAAAAGAGATTGAAGTAGTAGTAGTTCCTCAAGAAACGGTTAAATTATCTACTTTAACTATTGAAAGGACAGTGGATCTATCAGCAGAAAAAAAAGTGAAGGTTTTCATACAAGAACTTCGCCAACCTATCACTTTATGGGAAGGAGAAGAGTACGATAAAATCGGACAATGGACAGATGTTGATGTTAAAGATAAATTGCTATCTTTGTTGGTGTCGTAACATAAATATATGGATTTCATAGTTTTTCACATTGAGGGTGGTATAGGTAAAAATATAGCTGCCACAGCGGTTGTGTCAGCTATTAAAAAAAAGTATCCCTTAAGAGGTATCGTAATTGTCACAGCATGGGAAGATGTGTGGTTTAATAATCCAAACATCTTCCGTGTTTACACATTTGGAAACTCTCCTTACTTTTACGAAGATATTGTAAAAGGAAGGGATACCATAGTTATGATGCACAACCCCTACCACTGCACTGAACACATATACAATAAACATCACCTTATTCAAACATGGTGCAATCTGTTCGACATACCTTATTCTGGTGAAAAACCGGAACTATATCTCACTCCTAGGGAGTTGGATTACGTAAACAAATCCTTAGTTAGCCAATTTAATAAGCCTATATTAATTATTCAACCAAATGGTGGAGACAATAATGATATACCGTATAGCTGGGCCAGGGATATTCCTTTTAATGTTTCACAAAAAATAGTCGACAAACTATCTCTTGACTATGCTGTTTTACAAATAAAAAGAGAGAATCAACCAGCTTTAGTTGGCGCCACTCCTATCACATTACCTATTAGACACATCTTTTGTTTGCTTACGTTCTCAAGGAAAAGATTATTGATAGACTCTTTTTGTCAACATGCGGCAGCAGCATTAGAATTACCATCTACTGTTACTTGGATTGTAAACTCTCCAAATGTATATGGTTATGACATACATAATAATATTATATCTGATGTAGAAGAAAGATACAAAACAACTAAATATAGTTATCTGTCTCCTTTCAATATTACTGGATCAATAAATGAATACCCGTATGACACAAACAACATATTAGATGTGGATAAAATTTTAGATTCTTTGGTATGAAAAAAATATTTTACAACTCTTCTCTGCCACGATCAGGTAGCACAATAATTCAAAATATACTAGGACAAAACCATGATGTATATGTTACTCCAACATCAGGTGTATTAGAATTAGTGTATGGGGCAAGGGCTAATTACTCTTCCTCGCCTGAGTTTAAGGCCCAAGATGCAGCAGTAATGAAAAAAGCTTTTCTTTCTTTTTGCAAACAAGGTATAGAGGGTTATTATAATTCAATTACCGAAAGGCCGATTATTATAGACAAAAGCAGAGGTTGGGGAGTACATTATAACATGTTGAAAGAAATAACTAATGAATCACCTAAAATAATATGTATGGTAAGGGATTTACGTGAAATAGTATCCAGTATGGAGAAGAATTTCAGGAAGAGCCAACACCAACATAATGGCATAGTCAATCACGCTGAAATGAGTGGAACAACAACGCCTAAACGTGTTGATATATGGATGAATTCTCAGCCGGTAGGACTGGCGGTAGAAAGGTTAAATCAAGTGATTAGAGAAAAAATAGATGCCAATATTTTATTTGTTCGTTTTGAAGATTTATGCAACAATCCTAATTTTGAATTAAAAAGGATTTACGAATATTTGGGTCTCGATTATTTTCAACACGATTTCAATAACATAGAACAAATAACTATCGAGGATGATGAAGTTTATGGCGCCTTCGGAGACCACAAAATACGTTCTAAATTAGAACCTGTAAAGGTTAGCCACAATACTATTCTGGGATCCGACGTGTCTGATTGGATTTATAAAAATTATAAATGGTATTTCGATTATTTTAAATACAAAATGTAGTGGAAAATTTATTTCCTGTGCAGTCCAGTATTTCAACTGAGAAAAGATCTAGTCGGCTAAAACAAAAGCCTTGTTTAATATGGTTTACCGGCCTGTCAGGGTCAGGTAAAAGCTCATTAGCCTTAATGCTTGAAGCTTATCTTTTTAATTTAGGGTATAACGCTTTTCTATTGGATGCTGATAATGTAAGGAGAGGGTTAAACAAAGATTTATCCTTTTCAGATTCCGACAGGCAAGAAAATATTAGAAGAGTAGGAGAAGTGGCTAACCTAATGATGGATGCTGGAATAATTGTGATAGCAGCCTTCATCTCTCCTTTTAAAATTCAAAGAGAAGCATTAAAAATTAGATTTGGTGAACAAAAATTTGTGGAAATATTTGTAGATTGCCCTAGTGATACCTGCCAAAAAAGGGACACAAAAGGATTGTACAATATGACCAGAAACGGCCAGTTAAAAAATTTCACAGGAATAGATTCCCCTTATGAGCCACCATCTAATCCAGATATCACACTAAACACAAATAAAGAAGATATACAAGAATCATTTAAAAAGATTATCCCTCTAATTATTGAAAAGACAAAGCTGTAATCCCCCAATATCTACAACTCGCAATTTGTACTAATTTGTGCAGACTACTTTCCTTTGTTAACAACACTTATAGCCTCGTTTGTCCAATCACCGCACAAATTATAGAAAAAAATATAACACAGATGTAAACTATTTTTGCTTAGATATTATCACAAGGAATATTTTTCCCATCTAAACAAACAAAAAAAATGCCTTTAGAAACAAATATACCAATAGCTTTCGGCTTTTCATCTGCACCCGCTAGTTCTGGGTGCTCCCCATATCATTATGGTTCCGCTGGATCTTCTATAGAGCCTATATTAGGCTCCAACACAGCATCGGGAGTATACTCGGTGATAAATGGGGGTTGTATTAATACGACCAATGGGGCGTGCTCTACGATTGGTGGGGGAAGAAATAATACAACCACCGGCGCAGCTTCAGTTATTACTGGCGGATATATAAATGCTACTGTTGGAGATTATTCATCCATTGGCGGAGGGCAGTGTAACACTACTGCTGGGTATGCTACCGTTAGTGGTGGATATAAAAATACCGCTTCCGGTGTATATTCGTTTATTGGTGGAGGAGGAGAAAACTGTATAACCTCTACTGGCGCCTGTGCAACAATTTCAGGCGGAAACAGAAATACGGCTAGTGCTAAGTACAGCACAATAAGCGGTGGGTACTTAAATCATGTAACAGGTAACAATAGTTTTATAGGCGCCGGCAGATCCAATACTATATCAGGGCCATATTCAGTTATTGGAGGTGGTTATCTAAATCAAATTCAAACTACCGGTGGCACTATATATCAATCTGGAACAATAAGTGGTGGGTATAGAAATACAATAACATCCACTGGGTTCTTATCAACCATAGGCGGAGGTAGACTTAACACAATAACAGGAATTTATTCTGCTATTGTAGGTGGTTTTAGCAACACCGTATCACATGATTATTCAGGGGTATCTGGATGCGGTATAACAACCGTTGCCGACAAAACCTTTCACGCTAATAACTATTATGGTAGTAATATACCAAGCGCACCAGGAGGCGCACCAGGTACATTCTATTACACAAATTCAGGCGGAGTCTGCACTTTAATGATAAACTAATAAAAACCAAATAAAATGTCAGTATTTACAAGCCAACAAACAAATAGCACATTAACTTTAGATGAAAATTCAGGGTTAAAAGCTGTTTCTTTAAATCTAGTATCAGGGAGCGCAACAGTAAAAGGTACCATGAACGTAAATGGCTTCCCGTCATCTGCTATCTCGTTAACCGTAGGCGTGCCGGTCACTATAATTTTATCTGGCGCTATCGAAATTAGCTTTCCAGCTGGAGTGGTATCAATAATCGGCATTTAAAATACGGTAGCAATGTTGAAAAACGAACAAAAGGCATTGTTAGGATATATAAGTTTTGATGATTTTTTAACCACCTTTCTTGGGTTAAAAAACACAATAATTAATATATGGTTAATATTTCTCTTGTCATTCACCTCGTTTATTACATCATACATTTGGGACTCGTCGGCAGCTATATATACCTTACTTATACTCATGTTGGGAGACTGGGTGTTAGGGGTAACTTTAGCAGTAAAGGCTTCCTGCTTGTTAAGATATCAAAAAGCAACCATTCCGCCGGATAAATTACAAAGCATTATAAACAGAAGGTTCTCCTCGTCTAGGTTCCCCCGGATTTTCGTAGCCATGCCGTTGGCTTTATTCGTTTTAAGTATTAGCTGGAACTTGGCTAAGTCTAACGCTGTTTACTATTTCCTTCCTTCCGTTGTTTATGGCGGATTCTCTGGCACCTATTTTGTGTCTTTAATTGAAAATGTTAGCGAATTCGGTTTGATAAGCAAAGATATTATAATTGTGATAAAGGAAAGGTTGAACCCTGTAAATTGGGTAAAAAAATAAATGGCCCAAAAAACGCACCTGTTACACGGCGCAACAAGTGATACATTAACGGCCAACGTTAATATGTTTTTAACGAATAATCCAAACTGGGTTGTTACCGGTGGCATAAATTATAATGGATCGTATTACTATCAAGGTGTTATAAATACAAGCATAAACTATTCAGTCGTACTTAAATTTCCAGCTACTAACGGGCAAACTATTTTTGATTTAATTGATTTTACAGTCGACACATCTCTATCGCCTTCTTTGTTTATAAATGGAATACGTAAAAATTTTGGGGTTGACTACACTATAAATAACGACGCTTTCACCTGGACATGGATTAATAGTGGCTCTCCTTTAACGACAGGGGATTTAATACAATTAGAATTTACATACCTATGAAATCAATAATAATGTTATACTTGGGTGCCACCGACTTCGATTCTGTAATAAACTTTTTGTATATTTGACATATGACACTACAAAAATTATTGATCGCGGCTATAATAGCTATTGTAATTCTCTTTGGATTTAGAGAATGCTCACATTATAAAAAGTTAAATGATAACGGACTTAAAACAGATACAATAGAGTCTTTCGCTCAAAAAACAGCTAAAGCGGTCGCTTATTACGATTCTGTGATAATATCTCAGGAAGAGCAGATTGACAGTTTAAAGGTGTGTGTTTCTGATGTCAAAGAGGAAAAGAAAAATATTGCAGTGAAATGGAAAACTGTTCACGATACAATACTCTCCACTCCTGATATCGATAGTTTGCAAATAAAATTAACACACAAGCTTTGCCCAGGGGATCTTCAGCAGATAAATTTATGTTTAGAAGAAGGGTTAAAGAACGGTGAGTTGTTAAAAGAAACCGGTAAAGAGTTAATTTATAAAGATTCGATCATTAGTAAGCAGTCGGTTATTATTAGTTCATCAGCAAGCAAAGATAGGTTAAATGAATCGCTGATTGATGCCTACAAATCTGACAACAATAAATTAACTAAGCAGATTAAAAAAGAGGTTAGGCGCAAAAAGTTTTTTCGCGGTCTGACAGTTATAGGAGGTGTTGTTATTGGGGTGTTGCTTTTGGTGCATTAAATCCCTCCTCCACATTATGCTCCATTTTTAGTGGAGCAGCAGGCAGTCGTAACATTATTTAATTTCCTTAATCCTACTATAAACAGTATCTTGATTATCATTTTGATATGAAATAGTATCTGATAATGGAGGAAGTATTCCACACAATGTATCAGTCCGGTATACTTTGCTTTTATATATCGTTTTTATTTCATAGCATTTTTCAGGAGACGGTCGTATCATATAGGTAACTGATGCTGAAGTTATTAACCCCGTCAATGAACCGATTAATATATATTTAAGAGTTGTTTCCATGATTTTTATATTGATTTTATTAGTGTTCAGAGTATTTTTTACATAAAGTGTTTATATAATTTTTCCCTTCATCCGTTCTACAAACTTTAAAACCATTTTTTCGTGCTTTAAGCTATTATGGTGCCTATTAAAGTTTATATCTTTTATTACTTGATCGCAACTTATACAATACATCTGACCTTTGTCTAGTTTGTAGTTACTAATCTTATTTTGATGATTACCTCCCAACCATATCCATATTTAATTTCCTTCCCCTATATCAACCGTCATCGGTTCCGTTGTTTCGAGAGTTTGTAGCCTTACACATTTTTTTCCAATTATCCAACT